GATGTCACAATATACGGCATATTTGCGACCACATTGGCAGGCCAAACCTGGGTACTTAGCTGCCCTAAAACTATAGCGGGTGCCACTGGAAAATTCACTATCAATTATACATGTAACATAAGTAATTTGGCTCTTACTCCATCCGATAATATTTATTGTAAATTATATTTAGGATATACAAGTGGCACCACAGCACAATATGTACCGTCATCTGAAAATAATGCATGGTTTCCAGCTTCTGAAAATTGGTTTAGAGTTCCTTCTCAAGCGGCATTTTTAAGAACCTCCGAAGAGTTATTAAATCTTTATGTAATATCGGGAGATATAGGAAGCACATCTAGTGGCAGAATAGTTACGTGGAATTTTATTGACGGAACTGATATAAACAATTTAAATCTCATACGATGGTTATACACAAACGCAACCCGCACCGCATAATAAAAAGGAGAAGTTAAAATAACATGAAAACATTATCAACAACTTCTCTTAAGAAGTTATTAAATCTAATAAAAACAAATTTCTTTCAGAAATCAGAAGCACAAGAACTCACCGTTATCAACATTGATACCACTCCGACTTCTGGAAGTCAAAATCTAATCACGTCAGGCGGCACAAAAACAGCGCTTGATCAAAAAGAAAATTTATCGAATAAAGTAAGCACTCTCAGCTCATCTTCAACAAATACGCAATATCCTGGTGCAAAAGTGGTATATGATCAGCTTGCAACAAAGTCAACTGTATCGGTTGCTACAACTGGTACTTCGACAACTGAAGGTAATTATATTACAGTAAACGGCACACAATATAAGATTAAACCAGATGAGTTTACTGCGGCTGAAGTTGACACTTTATGGGATTCTACACAATAAGGAGGGCCTAAAATGACAATTGTTGGAAATAGTTCTGGTCAAGTCTATTTAGGCTCTACTGGAAAAGCTCTGGGTGTAAATGGCTCAGGGGGCGGAAATTATCCGATCGTAACACAACTCTCGGGTTGGAATCAAGAATTCAGACCTGGCACAGTTACGCCATCGGTAGTTCTGCCCGTCCCCGGCCTTGAAACTACAGAGGAAATTAGATATATTTTTACAGCCGCTACCACAGGTGCAACATTTACAGCACCGCCCGCCTTTAAACTTGCTGATAGCAGTGGATTTGGCGGAGTAAGTGGCGGAAATTCAATAGCTTATTCAGACCTTACAGTAGGAAGTATTTACGAAGTTTCTTTCATTGTGCTTGATTCGACACATATTGCGTTAGTAAGGAAAGAATGGTTAACAGTATAAAGGAGGTAATGATATGAGTTCGGCACCGAGAAGACGAAGTGTCATTTTAAGTGATACTGATTACGATTATCATACTGACTATTATGATGTTGAATATGTAAAATCAAACGGAACAGGAAATAATAACACTTGGATTGATACAAACGTTGAAATGACATGGAACATAATTGTCGATACGAAAGTGTATGGACATTATACTTATTGGGATAAGGTGTTCCACGCAGCAGCCGCTGGCGGAGATTGTGAATTCCAAATGACTAATAAACTCGGTGGATATTATGGAGGCTCAGTTTGGACCTATAGTAGTGGATCTGTTGGTACCGATACTGAGTTCATTATTAATATAGGTCAAGGCAGAGCCATAATAAACGGAGGTACGGTTACCTTAAAGCAAACAACTTTTACAACCACTAATCATATCTATCTGCTCGGCAATAAAGTTGACGGCAGCGTTATGCGTATGTATTATTGTAAAATATACAATGGAACCACTCTTATAAGAGATATGATTCCTGTTAAAAAGAAAGCAAATAACGAATATGGTTTCTGGGATCTAATTACAAATAAATTCTACGGAAATGGCGGTACCGTTCCACTTTCTGGTGGCGATATAATTCCACCCGATCAAACATATTATTGCTATTATTATGGTGATGAATGTGAAGAAGTAACGGGCGGATGGCAAAAAGTTTGGGGTTCTACAGCTCAGGAATCTTGGATTACGGTCACCAAAAACACCGATAATATTGCTATCGGTTCTACTTGCACAGGTGCATCTTATGACTATCGAGTCGGATTAGCAACAAAGAAACCTATTGACGGTTACGGTAAAGATGTAAGATTATTCTGTTATGCGAAGGTTGGAGGAACTTATCCTCAATCTTGGTATCATGTGCTCTCTGGACGTTCTGCTATAAGAGATTTACATCAATCTTATTATGATGGAGATTACCATGAGTGGCAATCTGGTACAATAGGTAATGGCGCTACAGCTGATTATGTATTGGGAGTCGGAAGCATTATTGACCCAACACATACCTCAACAAACTGGAACTACGATATTCGACTTGCCCAAACAAACTTTGGCGGAACGACTTATATTAAAGCCATGGGATATGCTTTCGGAGATGACCTGAGCGGCTTATCAGCTTATGGCGATAATGACACTCGAATCCTTGGCAAAATGGAAGCAATTATGGCCAATAATACAGCTCGAAATTACCTCTTGAAACAATGTTCAGGTAGTTTAATGTGGGCTTGTGTAAACAACTCGGTATTTAGAGACGCCGTACAGCGTAGCGGACACCTCGCTGATTTTACAAGCCATTCAAGATGGTCAAAGGCAATGAATATGGCTGGCACTTGGACAGCAAAATCAGCTCATCCTGGTGCTGAACCGCTCACAAATTTTGATCAACTTGAATACATAACTGAGCAAAACAATGCTTTTATTAACACAAAATATGTCCCAACTAACACAAGTGGCTTTGAAGTTGTTGCATCTAAGTCAACAAGCGACACAACAACTTCTGTGTTGTTAGGTAGTAAAGAATATAATAATTCAAGATGGCTTACAAATATTGTACAGACAGTTAATTTCGGTTGGAATACCGACCTTACAGGCCCGTCTTACACAGCCAACTCAAAGATAACTATCAAGCTAAATTATTTGAACGATAGAAAAATGAGTGTAAATGACACGCAAGTTGCAACGATTTCATCATCTTTAGACGCTCAAAATAAGGCCGTTGCGTATATTTTTGGATATAATAATAACGGAAACGAATCTAGCATGAATGTAAATGCTAAGATTTATAGCGTTAAGATTTCTGAAAATGGGCAAGTTGTTAAGGAATTTATTCCCGTTAAACGTAAGAGCGATAGCGAAGTTGGTATGTATGAGAAGATTGGCGGAATATTTTATGGAAATATTTCGAAAACAACTGGAAGTACATTTGTTGCTGGGCCGAAGATTGAACCGGTCATAACAGGCTACACTCAATTAGAATACATTGAAAGTACCGGAACGCAGTATATAAATACAAATTACATCCCATTAGCTGCTGATAAATTCATAATGGATTTCCAGACTGTAAGCACAACTAATGCTTTTGAGGCTATTTTTGGTGCTCGTCAGGGATCATATTTATACAAAGCATATTGTTTCTTTGTAAGATTCGCTGGATCTAATTATTATAGATTTAGCCGATCAGGTGCGGAAACGCTTCTTAATAATGGTATGTATAATAAGCGAGTTACATTAACTACACAAAACAAGACTGCTAGTTGGACGGATGGTTCTACAACTTATAGTGGTAGTACAACTGGTACCGTTGAAGATTGTACAAATGCGCTCTTCTTATTTAATTTGAATACTGCTGGCGCTGGAGGCGCGCAGGTTGATATTTCGCCTTCTGAAATAAAATTATATAGTTTTGAAGTTGTGAGAGATGGATCAACAATTCATAAATATATTCCAATGAAACGCGATTCAGACGGAGCTATTGGATTATATGATCAAATTAATCAAGTGTTTTTGACCAATGCTGGAAGCGGAACCTTTACACCTGGTCCTGAGATTCATCCTACTGAAGATAAAGTAACGTTTTACGATTACATTGATATAACAGGCGGAGGCAAAATACCGACAGGTATTTATCCAAATTCATCCAATACTATGAATTGTTATATGGATGTTGAGGTGCCTGATTTAACGCATAGATACTGCTTGTTAACAACATACGAAAACGAAAGTTCTCATTATAACTGTTTTGAATTGAATGTAAATTCACAAAAACGGGTGGTAACAAGATTATCTACAGATACTTCTGCTATTGATAATACTTCGACGGCTATAGATGGACTTCGTCATAAATTTCATCTATATTGTACAGGAAATACATATAGAATCGATAATTGGCAGACAACAAATAATAGGGCTATTACAACAACGAACAAGCCTTATACAATCGGTTCCGATTATCGATCTTCAACAAGTCCATTTAATACAATTCGTGTTTTCAGCTGTAAAATTATTGAAAACAACATAGTTGTTAGAGATCTTGTACCTGCTAAAAATACTACAAATAATAAATGGTGTCTATATGATAAGATAAATAAAGTTTGTTATTACGATGTTGGAAATGGAACGGTTTCTGGCGGAAATCTCGAAAAAGCAATAACGGGATATCAACTTGTAGATTGGATACAAAATACTAATGATGCTTATGCTGATTTAGATTATAAAAACTTCGATGAAATTAAGTTTATGGCTGATTGTAAATTCCAACAAACAGATTTGACACCAACGGATAAATGGCATTTAATCTTTTGTTCAAAACCCACTCTAGACGATTATCATCTTATGGGATTAGGTTATGCATCAAATCAGGTTGCAGGAACACGCACGCTCCGTGGTTTTAGTATGTATACAGACTTCCAATTATACTTTAGTAATGTACCAGTTGGAGATACAGCATTGCGTGAAGGTTTTATTGAAGCGAATGCTTTTGGAGTTAATGGTATCATTGATGATACTTTTAAAACGACTGCAAAGACCAAATCATCGTTTACAAACACAAACTCGATGAAGTTATTTACTATTAAAAATGGATATGATGCTGATGGCTCAAACTTTAAAGGTAAAATTTATAAATTCAAGCTTTATAATGAAGGTAAACCTGTTATCGATCTTGCTCCTGTAAAGCGTATATCTGATGGTGTATATGGTTTTTACGATAGAATAAGATCGAGATTCTTCTCAAGTGCAACATCGACTGCTTTCACGGGCGGATATACGGTAACAGACAAGTTATTTACTGCAACAGATTTTAACGCTGGTACATTTGAAAATGCCGATCGTTCAGGATCACATTCTGTGATTACAAGTCTTTATGCTGGCACAGATGGTTTTTCATTGATCGGAACATCAAGCAAGCCTCCGGGCGGCACTGGTGGGGTTATGGCCAAATGGTACACTTCTGTGGACTTAACTGGATATAGTAAAATTACATTTTCAGGCTGCAAGGTAGTAAATCATGGCATTGTATATGTTCAAGTAATTGATACTTCTACTTCTACAGCCGTTAAAACGGTTAGTGTAGCATATGGCTCTCTTGTCGCCAATACTTGGTATGATTACGAAATAGATGTTACAGAATTATCTGGAACATATAAATTACAATTTATAGGCGGTTATTGGGACGCATCGGGTAACACTACGTCACAAACACGTTATGCAAATATAAAATTAATAGTCTAATTAAGGAGTATAAAGAATGAAAGTATTAACTCAAACAGGCTTAACAGAGCTTATAACGAAAATAAAAGCCTGGGGAAATGCAGTTTTCCTTAAAAGGGCTGAAGTTGAACAAGCTACTACAATCGACATTGACACAGTGCCAACAACAGATAGTAGCAACCTTATCACATCGGGCGGTGTAAAAACCGCCCTCGATGGTAAGGGAACATACACAAAGCCAGATAGCGGCATACCCAAAACCGACCTGGCTTCAGATGTCCAAACATCCTTAGGAAAAGCCGATACAGCCCTACAAACTCACCAAAGTCTTGCAGCATATAGAACAGCATCTGCTCAGGATGTCATAGACAATACAAAAGAAACGACTGCAAATAAAACAGCCATTTTATCATCAGAAAGTACCGATACACAATATCCAACAGCGAAAGTTGTTTACGATAATGTATCAACAAAGTCAACTGTAACTGCTTCTACAACTGGTACAACAGCAACAGAGGCAAAGTTCCTTACAATTGATGGTGTAGAATGGAAGCTTGCAGACAGCGGTTCATCTACTGATACAAATGCTGTTCACTATCTTGCAGAAACGAAGACGGCAGAGCAGCAGGCGATTGCAAGGACGAATATCGGCGCAGAAAGCTCTGCAAATAAAGTTACAACAATTACTTCTGCTTCGACGGATACTCAATATCCTTCGGCTAAGGCTGTCTTTGATACCGAGCAGGATATTAAGGAAATCGCCGAAGGCAAGACAAAAACCTATGTAATTAGTAAAGCAACAAACCCGAGTTTCGATACTCAGGATGCGACAATTACAATTACAACATTTACTACGATTGATAGCGTGGTTCATCAAGCAAGCGAATTAAAACTTGGAGACAATATATACATTCAGGAAATTGATGTTCCTGATAGATGGTGTAGTATTACAGGCTCAACTGCTACATTGTGCAAGCTTGAAACCGCAAAAGTTCCTGTAACCGATGTGCAGAAAAACGGGGTATCGGTAGTTACAAACACAGTTGCAAATATCGCTGTTCCTACAAAGACAAGCGATATTGTTAATGATAGTGGTTTCTTAACACAACACCAAGACATCTCAGGCAAAGAAGATAAAACAAATAAAGTTACTTCAATGTCTGCATCATCAACGGACACCCAATATCCTTCTGCAAAGGCGGTTTACGATGCAATTCAATCAATACCGGCAGGATATGAGTCAGTAACAATTGATACATCAATTACAACAATGGCTCAATTAGCAGCTAAAGTTGATGAAATTAATACCGCCGGAAGACATGCATTCTTCGATATGCACAATCAAATAACCGGGGCATATGTCTGCTTAGTTCAGAAATATACCGAATCGACCGTAGATTTTATGTTTATATTTGACTTGCTCAATAGACATGTTTACGGTAGCCTTGTTGGATATTCTGGAACAACACTTATCAGCGATTATATTGCTGCTTCAGGAAACAATAACGATTTACCTTATGTGTTAAGAATAACAGATATCAATACAACACTTGCAACTATGATTACATTGATTGATCAAGTAAACGCTCTTGGCCAACACGTTTTAATTGATGTCTCAGCTCTTAATACAAAGGACTATTTAATTACATTTTCATATAAAACCGGCGCAAGTGTAACTGCTTGTAAAGCAATTGGGCTTGTAAATGGCACTGAAGCATATAAAGGATATACAACAGCTGACTTATCAACGACTTTATTGTCAACATTCTTGAATACAGCTGGTGATTTGAGTTCTTATTTTGTAGGAACGTATGCTGAATTAAAATTATTGAAAGATAATAGTTTGCTGATACCGGGTGCAAAGTATAGATTGACGGATTATGAGCTTACAGCCAACTCTATGCTCACAAGCTATGTCAATGGAAATCATCCGTTTGATCTTATTCTAACTGCTGATACCTCCACGTCATTTAACGAAAGATGTGCAGCTGCAAGACATGCTGGTGATACATATTATGCAAATTGCGATTTGTCTCAATGGGTAGTTGATTATCAGTTTGAAAATAATAATGCTATACATAGATGGTGCGATACTTCTGCAAATGGTAAAGGATGTATCTACGGATTGAAAGACGAAAGAAATAATTTTTGTTCTTGGGATTTCAAAAATCTAGCTTTTTGGGCTGGTAATATCAAAAGTAATTACGTGAATAGCTCAAAGAATAATTCCCGATCATACACCACAGTTTTATATACTATGGGCGGAGAGACTGACTTATCAGTACAGTATGGCAAAAGTTCTTTATCAAATTTTAATATGTGTAATTTACATTTTTATGATCCTGACGCTGCTTGGCCATTTGTTATTTTGCTAGACACTACCAATGCCCGTAGTGTAAATCTGCGTTCAACAGGAAATGTTTGGAGTCCTAATAATTGGCCGCATTATACTTTAAATTGCACGGGATCTATTCAAGATGTAGATATAAACTTTGATAGCGCCTTCGAATTTTTTGCTTCTACATTTATAAACGTTACAGGTACAGCCGAACGTATTTATAATTCTGTGTTATCAATGAGTTGGGTTAACCTTGATCAAGTAAATCTCAGTAATTCAAATTGCAACATTCAATATTCTCAGATATCCGGAACGGCAGATATTCGTTTTACAGCTGCTAGTCCGAACATGAGAGCCGCTAATGAGGCACCTACCGTTATTTTTGCCAATAAAAGAATAAAAGGTTATATAGGTGAACCTTTATATTGTGTAAGCAACTCAACGGATGTTGGATTTGATATATCAGGTCAGACATTTGTAGAACTAACAACGACGGCCTCTAAAAGATTTACTGCAGAATGGAGAGATGGCTCGGGATTACTCAATACAGTTTATTGTAATAGTAGCAGTATACCATTAACATATTCTACAATTCCTACGTTTCCGATTAAAATAAGCACCTCACTTGCTTGGGATAAAGAAATTCGAGCAGGATCAACAACACCTGCAATCACATTACCTAGTCCTAAAACCAGCGCTTCATATGTCGAAACCATGTCGTATATTTTCACAGCGGCAACAACAACAGCAAGCTTTACTGCGCCTGCAAATTATATAATGACCGATACAACATTTACAGGCATGTCAACAACAGGCAATACAATTACATTAAATAATCTGGAAACAGGTCATTTATATATAGTTAAATTTAAAGTCGTATCAAGCAATCAAATCATTATGGAAACAGAAGATTGGGGCGCTTTAAGCGTCTAAGAGGAGGATAAAATATGAGTAAAAAAATAGTATCGAGTGGTTCTGCGTATAACGTAACTGAAGTACAAAATGCTGAAACCATTCTTAATAAAACAACAACTTTGTCCTCCTCATCAACCGACACTGAATATGCATCTGCGAAAGCAACGTATGATGCTATTCAGGCCGGGTCAGGCGGTGCTACGGACTTAAACGCTGTTCATTATACTGCCGATACTGGTAAAACAGAAGAGCAAAAAACACAGGCAAGAACAAATATTGGAGCTGGCACGTATAGTAAGCCTGATGGGGGTATTCCAAGTGCCGATTTGGCAGAAGCATATTTGCCATTAACAGCAGGTGACACAAAAAAACTTACTGGCACATTGTGGAGTGGATTGGCGGCAACATCAGAACCTATGCCTGCTTTCCAATGGAATGTCGGTACTGGTACTTATGCCTATAATTTGCAACTTGCAGCGACTTCTTCGGATGCATCACACGTAACTTATTCCGCAAGAGTTAACACTGGTGGGGTGGCGGTTACGGATAGAATTATTTGGAGAGCAGTTTTGTATGAGAATTCGACCAGTAACAGTTTGTATTTAGGGGACACCGCGTATTTTAGTGATGTTTATCTCCAGTCGGCAACCAACCTAACACTCGAAGCTAAATCTGAATTTGCCAGCGCCAGAAGTTATATAAAGTTAGAAGGTACAAATGTTGCTGTTGGAAATAGTTCACGTAACAATATTATGTATCCTAGAAATGGAACATCAAATACTGCTTATTTAGGTTGTTCGTCTTCTGTTGATTCTAGTGTTGGAAATAAATATTGGACAAGAACATTTACTGATAATATAACAATGACTCTGAATGGCACCCGTCAGGATCTCGCTACATACCTCGCCACAAAAGAAGATACTTCCAATAAAGTTACTTCAATATCATCATCAAGCACCGATACTCAATATCCATCAGCCAAACTTGTTTACGATGCTACACAGACACTCCAGACTGAAATTAACAATCTGAAGAGCATTGGTCGTTTCCTTGCAATACTTGATGCCTCAAACGGTACTGTATCAAGCCAGCCTTTCGGAAGCGTTGGCGATTCATACAGCTATAAAGTTGGTGACTACTATCGTGTCGGTACTGCTGGTACATATGTCCCTAAGAGCACTGCGACCTACATAATTGACGAAACTTCTGGTTCATCTAACTTTGAACAGGGTTCAGTATCATACGGTATCGGAGACCTTATTTACTGCTCTAACCTTACCGAAACAACATCAACTTGGGTAAAACAACAATCATCCGGTGGCGGAACTGTTCAGGATGTTCAGGTCAACGGCACTTCAATTTTAAGCGGTGGTATTGCAAATATTACAAGTGGTAATTTACCAAGTCATATACATACTCTTGCTAATATTACAGATGTATCTGCAACTGCAACTGAAATTAATTATTTATCTGGAACAACTTCTAATGTACAGACACAGTTAGATTCTAAAGGTACCTATAGCAAACCTGAAGATGGTATTCCAAGCTCTGATATGACGACTGCAGTACAGACGTCATTAGGAAAAGCAGATACGTCAATTCAGCAACATGATGAATATGTACAGAGCATAACGGTCGGCACAACAGGTGGAACAGCTCGTGATACCGCTTTAGGTATTGGTACAAATGCTGACGATGCTTACATTGATTTTGCCACAAAAAGCACAAGCCGTGGTAAGCTGGGTGTTTCAAAAAATAATGAACCGCTATTCTACAACCATTATACAAGTCAACGACAAATACTCGCAACACAAACTTGGACAAGTACTCAGCTTGCTGGAAAAGAAGATACTTCCAATAAAGTTACTTCAATATCATCATCAAGTACCGATACGCAATATCCATCAGCCAAACTTGTTTATGATCAATTAGCATTAAAGCAGAGTACTTTAACAGTAAATCCCGCTACAACATCTGCCAGCTTAACCAGTATCGGGATTAATGGTACTAACTACTCTTTAGCTGGTGGAACTCAAGTAATTTGGAGGACATATTAATATGGCATTATATGCAAATGGACATAAAGTATGTCCGATAATCAGAAAAACAGCAGAACTTAAAGACATTTCCCCGATAACTAAGAATGGCACATATAATTCCGGCGCCAATCTGACTGTGTTAAACAGTATGACGTTCACCGGAGAAGCTTATGTTGCTACAGATATCCCAGTTCCAGATGCTTGTAACTGGGATATCGAAGCCAAGTTCAAAGTTACTCAGTTAATGAGTGGCTACGACAAATCAGCATTATTCGGAGCTCTGGGGTCTTCATATCAGGTACTGCTTAACCAAACAGCTTCTGGATTCTACTTGTATATGCATGGCGAGTACACGTCAGGCACTATTTATGCCGACGTTGGTGTCGAATATACTTTTATTAAATCTGGTAATGCGGCCACTATAAACGGACGCTCTATAGCTAAAAACAATGATAATGCTGTTAAAGGCGCTCCATCTTTAGATTTATTTGCATATAACGAAGGTAATGGAACGCATTCTCAAAAATTTATAGGTGAATTCAACTACCTTAAGTTCATTGAAAACGGGACTACTACACACTGGTTTGTGCCTGTTAAGGATGAAAATAATGTGCTTCATATTTTAGATAAGTCAACATGTATAATCTATGATATTACAGGTACAGGAGTAACTGCCGGCACCGCAACAAGCGAAACATTGTACGGCGGATTCGCAAGCCCGTTAGTCGTTAACATTCCTTCTAAAACAAAATGGGGTGCTACAGTAGATGATTTCTATAACACATCATTACCCGCAACGCCTACTCTGCATGACGTTATAATTCCAGCAAGAGAAGCAAATACTTCGCTTCAGAACGCATTCCGCTACAGCACGATCAAATCTTTTACAGCAACCGGTCCTTTTACCAATAACACTTATGCACCTTACTATTATACCCTTGCAGATAATCCGTATCTTGAAAGTGTAACCATTAATAAGGGCATAACTTGGTCCTATGCTCCTGCCAACAGTTGGTCCTACTTATGTCAGAACTGCACAAGTCTCAAACACGCATCAATTGACGGACTTAATTCATCAGGAACCGGTAGCTTCGCTTACATGTTCTACGGATGTTCTGCACTTGAAGACGCTATCATCTCTTTCAACCCGGCAGCGAATCTTAGTGTGACGAATCCATTTAACAACACATTCCGCAACTGCTTTGCTCTGAACAAAGCCACATTCCAAGATCTCAAAATAATCAACGGCGGTACACTGACGTTCAACTACGCGTTCGGCAACTGCCGCGCATCATTCGATAACAACATCAACCACTTCAGATTCCCTGTACTTCGGCAAGTGGGTCTTAACTCCGGTACCTCATGTTATTCTATATTCAAGTATGCGTTCACCAGCGATTTGGCCACTTACTGTGGTAAGTGCGATGTGATATTCCCTGAGCTGACAGCCATCTACAACCGCAGTACAACTGCAACCAATGGCCACTTCAGTTATTGCGATGCACTTGATAAGATATATCTGCCCAAGTTCACAGAAGATGGAACAACCGGTAAGAACATCTTCAATAACTGCTCATACTTAACTGAGATCCACTTTGGCATTGAAAATCAGGCGACTGTCGAAGCATTGGCTGGATATTCAAGCAAGTTCGGTGCAACTAACGCTACTTTATACTTTGATATGGTAAATCACATAACAGTAGATGGTGTAGTTTATGACAGAGACGGCGAGCATTATGATTATGACAACAGCTATTACAGCTGGATAAACGATACTGATGTAGTCTATACTACAAACGCAATAGCTCCTGCAGTAGGTGATACAGTCTATGACTCAACATATACGGCAGCAGGAACAATTTCAGCTGTAAGCTAAGCAAAGGAGAGTTAAAAAAATGGCTGATACACAATTACAACAATTAGTAATAAATGAACTAACAAAAGCACAATATGAGGGGTTAACGCCAGAACCAAATCAGTTATATATGGTAACTGACGAGGATTATCTTGAACCATCTGATATTGCAACAAGCATTACAGCAGCTTCTACAAATGCTCAGGTAGCAGGCGCTAAGGCCGTTTATGATGCTATTCAGAGCGGTGGAACTTCAGATCCTAATGCTGTTCATTACACTGCTGAAACTAAAACAACTGAAGAAAAAGCTCAGGCAAGAAGCAATATTGGTGCTGGGACTTCTAATCTCACAATCGGAACTACGGCATCAACTGCTGCTGCCGGTAATCATACTCACAATTACGCCGGATCTTCCTCTGCAGGAGGTGCTGCAACAAGTGCAAATAAGGTTAATGCAGCTCTTACATTCAGCAATGGTGGCTCTGGTGCAGCCTCTGGCACTACATTTGACGGCTCAACTGCAAGAACAATTTCATACAATAGTATAGGAGCAGCTGCAAGCTCACACAGTCATGCTTTTGGTGATCTGACAAGCAGACCTTCTTATGCAGGATCTGCAATGACTGGCTCAACAGCTATTCCGGAAGTAAAAACAGCAACTTGGGATGGCAAATCTGTAGTATCTGGCGTTGCATCTGGTGGAAATTGGACATCAATCACAATCAATGGCACAACAAAGAGCATACCTGCTGGCGGTAGTGGCGGTACAACAAAATATTTACATAGTATTGTATTGACAAATGCCCATAGTAATGGAACCGAATGTATATCATTTAATATCCTAAATACAACAAGCACATCATATACTACAATTGCAGGTATTGCAGGAGCTTTAACGGCTTCCAAAAAATATGCTTGCACGGGATACACGCACGGAACGTCAATTGAGATTGATTGTACAACATATGAATTTAATTTGATTCCTGTGTATTTACTTAAAGATGGTAGCAATCTTAGTATCCACGCATATACTTCAGATGCAAGTGATGATGGCTGTGGGCATTCCGTTGAGTGGACGTGGTCCATATCAGACTGGACTGTATCTGATACGGTAATGTAAAAATAGTGAACTACCTATGACTAAAGTCAACGGATTTCTTGCGAAGTGAGGTTAAGTTATGATTGTTTTAGGTATAGTAGGATCGGGTGGTCGAGCTGGTACGATACGTAAATGTATTCACCAGTTCGAGCCAGAGGTTCGACTTAAAGGATATTTCAATTATGGCAAAGAGGATAGTCGTTGTAAGCAATATCAGTATTATGAAACATATGAAGATATGCTCGCAGATGATGAAATCAACGCTATAATTATATCCAATTTTTATTGTTCTCATGCAAGAATGGCTATTCAAGCATTGAAGTCTGGTAAGCATGTATTGTCTGAAATCACTGCAGCGGTAACACCAAAGGAATGTGTGGACCTTGTAGAGGCCGTAGAAGAAAGCGGAAAAGTTTATTCTCTTCTTGAAAATTATGCCTGTATTCCTACTGTTTTACAAATGAAACAGCGAGTTGACAACGGCGAATTCGGACAAATCGTATATGCAGAAGGTGAATATTGCCATCCAATGCTTGCTGCAAAAGCTAAAAGGCTTCAAATGACAGCAGAAGAACATTGGCGTGCATATAGACCTTGTACATTTTATGCTGATCACGCTTTAGCACCATTGATGCATGTATTAAATATAACTCCAACCAGCGTTGTAGCTAAGCCTGCACAAGGTCCAAAAGACTTTGCAGATGAACATGGCTATCATTATACCGAAATGGCAGGAGTAATGCTCGTAAGCACGAAAGAAGGACCTTTGCTTCGAATAAGCGGATGCACGCATTATGCTGGACACGGCAGATATTATCGTGCTGTAGGTGATCTTGGCGGTATTGAAACAGTTAGAGGTCACGCTTATTCTTTAAGATACTGGTATAATACGTGGTCTAAACCTGAAGGGCTTGATATTTCTAATCTGATTAATGACGTAGAGTATTCAGAAGAACTTAGAAAGAAGTATGACTTCAACGGTCTGCAGCATCAAGGTTCTGACGTGTTATTACTTGATAACTTTTTCAAAGCTATTCGAGGCGAAGAAAAACCTATCTTTGATGTTTACAAAGCAGTAAATATGTCAGCTGTTCAGATATACGGCTGGAGAAGTATATTAGGTGGTTCGAATAATATCGAGTTACCTGATTTTACAAACAAAACTGAGCGTGACAAGATTCGAGACGATGATTTGACCCCATTTTATGTGGATGATAAAGAGCCTACATTACCTTGCACAGTTGGAATATAAAAAGACTAATAAGGGGTGTCTTAATAGCACCCCTTTATTTATTTACTGTTTTATTTGCTAAATTAACTAAGAACTACACAGTTTAGCTATAGAAAAGGAGTAGATTATGCCAAACAATGATGAAGTAATACTAGTGGACTCATTTGAAATAAACGGAAAAAAATATAAGCAAAATGTCAGTGGTGGCACTTCTGACTTTGACGAGCTGTCAAACAGACCGAAATACAATGGAACTACGATGTCCCACGAAACAAATATTCCTGAGGTAAAAACAGCTGTATGGGATGCAAAACAAAATACTTTAGCTGGTAGTGAGTATATAGATGTCATAGATGATGTAATAAGCCTAAAGCTTACTGAACTTGAAGCTAAGCTGGTAGAAGATGGTTTCCAGAAAACCTGTTTTATAGAAGGAACCCAGATTACTATGGCTGACGGAACTACAAAAAACATTGAAGACGTTAAAACAGGTGATTTAATTTTATCTTATGATCCCTCTGCAAAAATAGCAGTTACAGCAATGGCACTTATTTCAGAATGCACAGGTATTGATCAGATTTATTCAATGTTAGTAACTGCCAGCGGATCGACTCTTGAAATTTATAAAGAGCATTCGCTCTGGTGTGAAGAGGATAATCGAATTCATTCAAGTAAAGCGTTTGAAGCTGGAGACAATGTGAGAATTTCTGACACGGAAATGTCAAAAATTATAAGTTTCAGTGAATTATATCATCCGATTCCAGAAAGACACTATAACTTAGTATCTTCTAATAACTTATACTATGCAAATGGCATACTTGTCGGGCACAATGATGCAGATAAATATCAAGCACTGAGTAGACGAAACTTTTTAGGTCTGCCTGAAAAACTGATAGTCCGTTGGAAAGCATGTGCACAGCTGCAACAAAGGTCCATGAACCCGAAATTGACTCCTGAAGTACTCAGGGAGTGCAGTGATATTATTCAGCAAATTAATATAAATACCCGTGAGCATGATGAAGCTATTGCGCAACTTGAAGCAGAAGACTACAAAGATAATAAAGCTATTGAAGCTTTTATCACAAAATTCAATTCAATTGATACAGAGTCTGACCAGTCTGTACTGGCTGGCATTGTCGCACTGATTAATGAGTTTAAGTCATACATATTCTATAACAGAGACAGCCTGAGGGCTAGAATTTCGGAGCTAAGAGAAGAAAACGAGACTCTTAGACATCAGCTGAACGCAACAAGACGTAAAATCTTCCCGGACTGTATAACACCAGGCCAGGTATTTTTAAACTCAGTTACAGCCGGAATTGCAGATATGCCTGTGCTTGAAGAATGGTTTAGTCACTATAAGGAAAATAAATGAGTGAAATAAGAAGAAGTTTGAAGCTATGGGAATTACAGAGACTGTATATGATCCGGTCAGATGTATAGTCTATTCCAGCTTAATGTTAATGGAGCTGTATGAAGAGGCTGAACGTGTCAGAGACCGAATTCATCAGCTTGAAAACACAGCAGAAAGCTTGGATTAAGCTGTAATACAACCCAAGAGGCTCCTACGGGGCTCCCAGAAGCTCGATAACAGTTTTTACTAGTATTTATATGGGTAAAGCTATGGAGCGTTCTGGAGCTTCCTAGGGCTGTATAACAATAAATAAAAGAGCTTGACGTAAAAACTCAGGCTCTTTTTTCGTTCGCGCAAAATTTAAAAAAAATATTGTATAATATATTAAGAGCTATAATAAGCTTTTATATAGCTTTATTAAGCTTTAATAAGTTTTATAAAAAGCTTTTAATAAGTATTATATAAAACTTTATATAGCTTTTAAATAGTTTTAAAATATATTATATTAGCGCCGGGAGTGATTTTTCAGACATGTTAAAAAATTTTAGCAGCTTTTGAAAAAAACGACTTCCGGCCATTGTATAATAAAGTGATGAATTTTTTTAGCACAGAAAGGATAAAAAAATGACAAGAGAAGACTTTAACAGTATTGCAGACAAAGAATTGGAATATATTCGAAGTTTGCTTATTAAAAAGCAAGGCGAGTATAATCTGACTGAAGACAGATTTGACTCATTTAAACGCGGAGCAGCTATTTCTAACTGGACACCTGAGCAGGTACTGCTCGGCTATCAGTTAAAGCATCTTGAAAGCATTATTGCTATGATTAACAGTAAAGAGCAGTTTACACTTGAGCGTTGGACGGAAAAGCTGACCGATGCAGTAAATTATGATATTCTTCTGTTAGGTCTTGTACAGGATACTGGCAGAGCAATAAAATCAGATAAAGAAAATGTCAATATTTTTGACGGAGATAATAAATAAACGAGGTATAAAAAATGAATTCAATGTATTTCACTCCCAAAATGATTAATGACGGTGAACTTATCGCACTTCTGACAGTTCTTATGAATATGTCATACTCGCCCGAAAATCCTTTTTACAACTCAATCAATATCGAACCTGCCGGTGATGGCGGATTTGTGTGTAACTGGGGGCAGAAACTTCGTCCGCAGGCGAAGGAGTCTATTGAAACAGAAACAAAATCTGAGTCAGCTGCTGTTGCAGCAGAAGCTACTGAGTCTGCAGTAAAGAAGGAAATTGAAGAATGAGTCTTGCAGACAAATACTTTAAAGATGCCTGTACAAAAATTCTTGAAGAAGGCTTTAATGACATCGATTATACTGTAAGACCTAAGTGGCCTGACGGAACTCCTGCTCACACTAAGAAGATTTTCAGCTATGTTACGCGTTATGACCTTTCAAAAGAATTTCCTGCACTGACAATCAGAAAACAGATGTTTAAGAATTGTATCAGAGAGCTTTTATGGATGTGGCAGAAAAAGTCTAATGTAGTTGATGAGCTTGGTCCTGCTGCTGGCATCTGGCGTGCTTGGGAACAGCCTGATGGTACAATCGGAAAGTCTTATTCATATCAGCTTGCACAGAAATATGAGCTTCCTGAAGGCTTTATGGACCAGGTAGATGCGCTTATCTACAATCTTAAGAATAATCCGATGAACCGTAGAATGATTGTAACTATGTGGCGTCCTGACGACCTTAAAGATATGGCACTTGCGCCGTGTGTCTATGAAACGTACTGGGATGTTCAAGGTAATAAGCTTAATATGACTTTACTGCAGCGGTCGGCAGATGCCCTTGCCGCAGGTGCACCTGGTGGCTGGGATGAAATTCAGTATGCTATGTTGCAATGTATGATGGCACAGGCATGCGGCTATGAGCCCGGCGAGTTTGTGCATGTAATTATGAACTTGCATATTTATGACAGACATGAAGAGCTGATTAAAGAAGTCATGCAGAATCCTGAATATCCTGCACCAAAGTTCTGGCTTAATCCGGAAGTAAAAGACTTTTATGCTTTTACTGAAAATGACTTTCATATTGACAACTATGAAGCTACAAAGCTTGAAAAAAAGTTTGAAGTGGCAGAATAACTAAAATGAACAGATTTGATTATACAGGTTACCGAAAGTGGGAACCTACCGATTTAGAATGTGCTGAGTTTTATACAACCGGCAATGTGCCTTTTGAGCTTCAGGAAAACGAGTACTTGATTATTAAGTTTGCTGACGGCCAGAAAGGTTTTTACCGCTGCGAAGCGCACAAGCTTGTACAGCTGCACGGCGGTTCACTGTCTTTTGAGTTAAAAAAAGATAAAGCAGGTGAACAGTCTGACGAAGCTACTGCGGCAGAAAAGTCCAAGAAGCGCAGTAAATCACCTTATAAATCCGCAAAAGTCAATACCATTACGCCGAAAAACGAAGAGCAGATTTGTGCATTTGATCTGTTGAACAACGACAAGATTACTTGTAAGCTGCTTACAGGCTCTTATGGTTCCGGAAAGACTATGCTTGCTGTTTATGCAGCTATGCAGATGCTTAATGAAGGCAAAATAGACAAGATTATCTGGCTCAGAAATAATGTTACTGCTGCAGGAGCTGAAAGCATTGGCTATCTGCCTGGGGATCAGCTTGAAAAGCTTAAGCCGTTTTTAGGACCCTTTATTGACCATTTACAGGGTGAAGCACGTGTAGAAAAGCTGCTTGAAAAAGGACAGCTGGAAGTGCCTGCACTCGGGTTTATCCGTGGCAGAAATCTTGACAGATGTGTTATTATCTGCTCAGAAGCCCAGAATCTTACAGAAGAGCTTGTAAAGCTGATTATTGCAAAAGCCGGTGAAGGTTCTTATCTGATTTTTGACGGTGACTTTAAGCATCAGGTTGACAGACCTCTGTTTGAAAAGTCGCCTGGACTTAAACGTATGATTGAAGTCCTTGCCGGAAACCCGCTCTTCGGCTATGTTGATTTACCTAAGTCTGAGCGTAGTGCGACAGCAAGACTTGCAGATGAGTTTGAAAATTAAGATGAAAATAATTAAACCTGGACGTGATGTAGAAAATATTTATCACAAAGTATGTCCTATCTGTAGCTGTGAATTCAAATTTGCCGAGTGGGAGATTAAAACTAACTTTGTAGCTATGTCAATAGCGGACCTTAAAAAACCTACTTGGCAGCATTTACAAGTACGACAGATTATTTGTCCAAATCCAACTTGTAGGCAAGCATTGGACGTAGTGCCTGGTGATAAACTAAATTATGTAAGATTAGAAGAACTTGAAAGAGTTTTCACTACTGCTGTTGAGTGCACCACTAAGTGTAGAAGGAATATGAAAAACAATGAAAATAACACATAAGAATTTCAAAAAAGCTAGAAAGCTTATAGCTACTGAACATATTAAGAAAGTCAATCAACCTGTAGTCTATGAATATTTTTCAACCTCAGACCTCGATAAAAGTAAAAAACATAGTTTAGGATTGGATTTGGCAAATATTATTATATATCAGAGAGCTATGCACTATATTGTACCTAAACTGTACGATTATATGTGTGACTTTGATAAAGTCATACCTCAGACATCTAGTGCCAATTATCAGACGTTTTTAGCTAAATACTAAAATTTATAAAGAGCTGTGAAATATCAGCTCTTTTTATTGTATAATATATTAAGAAAAATTTTGAATGAGGACAGTAATGAGTAATTTTAAAAATCTTGTAAAACATTTACAAACAGTACATATACACAGAAAGTATGTAAGAAAAGCTTGTTTTAAAGCCGGATTATACTGGCAAGGACTTACACATGATCTTAGTAAGTATTCATTAACAGAGCTGTCTATAGCTAAGTACTATACAGGCAAAAAGTCACCTCATCAGGTGTGCAGAGAGCAGCTCGGCTATTCACCGTCTTGGACGCACCACTACCATATCAACAAACATCATTTTCAATTTTTCTGGGATGAATCGGAAATCGGCGAAATTATTCCAATTAAGATGCCCTATAAATATGTAGTAGAAAGTGTCTGTGATATGCTTGGCGCTTCTAAAGCTTATAATAAAGATAACTGGCAGCCTGAGATGCTCTGGAATTACTGGGAAACTAAATGCAAAGGCAAAAGAATTATGCACGAAGATTCAGCATTTTTTACTGAGTTTATGCTCTGGAATCTTTACCAGATGTGTGAAGAAGTATTTTTTGTCTGGTATAAAGCTAATAAGAAATGGCTTGAGAGAATTTATACAGAAAAAAGCGCAGGCGAATTGCAGGCAATTTTAGACCTCAGCGCTTGCTCACTAAATTAAGGAGTTAGATATGAAATTTATCACTACTGCGCAGTTTAATACTGCAAAAGCTAAGTATGATCAGAAGCAGAAAAAAGCAGATGATAAGCTGAGAAAACAGTTTGCAAAAGTATTTGCAAAAGCTCTGGCAAAGAGAGCAAAGACGTATGAAAATAAAGCAGTCGGTTATGAGTTTGGAGTAGTTCAGACAGCTGATCTGACATTCGATTATATTACTAATAACAGCCATCTTACTGAAGTACTCACAGGTTATTCAAATGCCGGCTGGCTTATCGTTACAGCTATTTTGAAACATAAAGTTTCAGGTGTTACTTATACTTATTGCAACAGTTATATGTTTACAAGTACCGATGAAGCGATTGAGTATTTCTCAAAGCTTGGTTCAAATTATACAATAGATAAACTATATATGTTTGATGTAGCTATTAAGCAGTGGGTTGGCTTTAAGCTCGAGTCTGAAAAAAAGAAATAATGTATATAATTATGCACGTTATAAGCTATTTTGTAAGAAATTATGAACATTAAAATAAACAATGAGCTGGGTTTGAGCTTAAATCTGAAAAAAAGAAATAATATATAAAAATAAAGTAAAGGCAAAGGAAACTTAAAAAATGAAAAAGAAAAATGTATTTATTGTGTTTGCACTTATGTTGCTTCTAGTTGTATTGCTTACAAGTTGTTTTGATACGACTTCATCTGGTTCCTACTCTGATGTTTCTAAGACAAAGCAGGTAGCAAACATTTTGCAGGCAAACCAGCCAACACCAACTGATCTAGATTATTCGCTAGAACGTTATAATCTAATTAGAAGGACTTATTGGGTTAATGGCAAGCGAGAAGAGGCAGTATCACTTGCATGTGAAATAGAAAAACCTATGGGTTACATCGTACTATTCATAGGGAATACCACAGTTGGTAGTTTTACTGTTGATGGTAAAGTAAGTTCACTTAATTCATTTTTGACACCTGATAGTGAGTATTATACATATGGATCATCAGTTAATTGTTGGCTTGCTGATGTGGATGGCTCATATGGAGAAAATGATTCTGGTATCTTTTTCTTCACAGTAGATGGAAAATATATTGAATGGTCTGGAGATTATTTATATTCAGATATTCCTATGAGCATCGATAGCCCAGTTGTAAAATATGAAATAGGAGAATAAACAAAATGAATACACACTCAAAAGTTATACTTTTTATTCTTGGGGTACTTCTTGTATGTGCAATGCTTTTTGGTATTTTTACTTCTTGCACACCTTCAGGAATTGCTTTTTGGAATTCATATAAAGCAGCTTTGAAGGGTACTGATGATAATACTAAGTATGAAAATCAGAAAAAAGTCGAAGTTAATTGTAGATCAATGATGGCTCAGTACAAAGCTGATAAACAGAATTATGATTCAAATAAAGCGCAGTATGATGCTTTTATTGAAAAGTATAATTCAACAGATGATGAAGCCCTTAAGAAGCAATATTTAGAAAAAGCAAATGAGTATGAAACATTTGCCAGTCAGTATAAAATTCGAGTAAATAATACTGCTGCAACTTATAATGAATTTATTCGTAAAAACGAGTATATTTGGGAAGATAACGTGCCCACTGATATTGACTATCAGCTTACTTATATTGATTAATTTATGAACATTGATGAATATTATATTGGGATTGCCCAGTCTGCAGCCTGGAAGTCTACCTGCCTGAAAAAGCATTACGGAGCAGTAATTGTAAATAACAGCGAAATTTGCGGGACCGGTTATAATGGTCCGCCCCGAGGAGAACCGCACTGCGAAGTCTGCTCAAAGATTGATTCTGGCAAAGATATGGCAACTTACTGCACTTGCCCGGCAGTTCATGCAGAAATGAATGCTATAATAAGTGTGGCACGTCGTGATATGTTTGGCGGAACGCTTTATTTAGCCGGCTGGGACGTGGCAAAGGAAGAAGAAGTCAACGCAGAGCCGTGTGAGATCTGTCTGCGACTTATCAAGAATGCTGGAATAAACGAAGTATACAACAGAGCAGGTTTATTGTATAAACGAGATGAAAAAGGAATTTTGAAGAAGGTGACTAAAAATGATTAAAGCTATTGTAGCAGTTGACAAGAACTGGGGTATAGGTAAGAATAACGGTTTGCTATTTAACCTGCAGGCAGATATGCAGCAGTTTAGGACTAAGACAATGAATAAGATTGTTGTCTGCGGCGAAAATACTCTGCGGAGTTTTCCAAAGCAGAAGCCGCTGAAAGGCCGTTCAACTATTGTGCTTTGTCCTGAAGGTCATGAATATGCAGATTGTATTTGTGTACACGACTTTGAGCAGCTTGTAAAAATGGTAAAGGTACTGAGCATAACTAATACGGTCTGGGTTATTGGTGGCGGAATGATGTATAAGTCTATGTTACCTTACTGTGATGAAGTGTTTGTAACAAAGGTAGAGGCAGCAGATAAAGATGCTACTGTATTTTTTCCTAATCTTGACGAGAGCCCTGACTTTATTATTACAAGCATGACAGAAAAAGACGATATCCTGGAAGAAAATGGAACCAAGTTCAGCTTTGTAACTTACAGCCGTTTACAGCCAGAGCGTGAAATGGTGATACATGATGATTAAGTGTTGCTTAAAAGAAAGTAGTTGCACTGCTGTTTATTTTGACGGAACTAACTATAAAGAACTATATGATAACTTACTCTATAAGTTTACTCAGGCAAATGTAGTTTTTGTTAAGCCAGGCTTAGAACCCGATAAAATGTTGCTTAAAGACTGGGTATACGGCCATGGAAGTTTTGACCCATTCGGAGATACTCCTGCATATGTAGAAGTTGATAACTATTCTGAAAAACCGATCAGAATTAAGCCTAGTGTCTGGGTAGTGAGCTCAACGGACAAAGAGTCACTTATGTTGGCTACATACAGTGCTGAAGAGTTTTCACGGTCATTTTTAGTTCCGCAAGAAGTTCTTTCCTGAGATTCGCTAAATTATTTGTATTAAAAAATAATTTATTTGGAGACTTCCTTGAATGGCTACTTTTTTTGAAGTTTATGAAGATTTATCCAATTTAGCTGAGGGTAAACAAACAAGCAGACCTAGAATAGACCCTTCGATTGTTCAGGCAAAAGTTGATGCTCAGAAAAAAAATAAGGAACTATTTGATACCACTGCAATTCCAGGAGTTAGCGTAGCAGCTAATCAGTATTGGACATTTTTAGTTTCAAAAGAGGCTCTCAAAGGCTTTGCAGATATGCCACATGAAGATGCTAAAAAAGCAGCTGCTCGTTTGAATGCAATACTTCCGTCGGTTGCAATAAATGGTAGTTGCGCAGCTGAGTCTGAGTCTTTATTAAATAAGGCGCCAGATTATCCTATTTTTGCTCTACGTTTGTGCAAGGGTGAAACCAGTTTGCCTATTCGTTTATTAGTATTTTTATTACGGACTAATGAAGGTAAACGGTATATGGTTATTGGCAGTGCATTTATACATAGAAAAAAAGTTTGGCTCGATTCTGAAAAAAATTCAGCAGATCGTGCTTTTGAACGATTTTTACGCTGAAGTTTTATTGTATTATATATTGTAAAAACTTATAAGTGAGGTATATTATGGTAACTTCAGAGCGAGCTGAGCTACTTTCCATTATTGCAGATAAATATGATGAAGACCAGGTCACAGACTTTGCCTTGGCTAATGCTTTAACATTTGATGAAGCTTTACAGGTACTGGCTGGTGTAAAAACCATAGAAGATTTTCATAAGCTTGACGAATCGCTGCGTTTTGTTGAAGGACCTATTTGGGCAACAGAAGCAAAATAATTTTTGACAAAAATATTAAGGACTTGCTACAAAAATGCAAGTCCTTTTATTGTATAATATATTGTGGTAAATATGCCACAGAATAAGTTTAACAGGAGTTAAAAATGGTAAAAGGAATTATCAAAGGACCCGGATGCGGAAAAACAAAAGAACTCATTGAAATTGCAGCTGAAGAACATTCAGTAATAGTCTGTCAGAATGTAGACAGAATGCTTGAAAAGATTCATGCCTATGGTTATACAGGAATAGAGGTCATTTCATTTGCTGACTATCTTACTCATGCTCCCGATTTTCATAAAACATATTGTATAGATGATTTAGGCAGTCTGGCTAATTTTATAAATATTGCTGCCTTTACATTTACCAAGGAGGATTGATTGTTTGAAGAACATTATTGATTTAGCGGAAAGTCTTGGAATACCTAAGGAAAAAGTTATTCCATATGGCTGGGATAAGGCTAAGATTGACTTGGAATACATGAAGGAGTTGAAAGACAAGCCTGACGGTAAGCTTGTGTTGGTTACTGCCATCACACCCACAAAGGCTGGAGAAGGCAAGACAACTACTACAATTGGGCTTCATGATGGTTTAAGGCATATTGGCGTAAATTCAATTGCGTGTCTCAGAGAGCCTTCTTTGGGGCCTGTGTTTGGTATTAAAGGCGGCGCAGTCGGAGCCTTAAAGTCAACTATCGTGCCAAGTGATGACATCAACCTTCATTTTACAGGTGATTTTCATGCGCTGACCTCTACAATTAATTTAATTGCTGCAATGATAGAGAATCATATTTATCAAGGAAATGAGCTTAACATTAATCCAGACAGAATTGTTTGGACAAGAGCCCTTGACATGAATGATCGATCACTCAGGGATATTACTGTTAATTATAGCGACAAAAAATACTCTGGCCAGCATAAGTCGGAATTTGTAATTACAGTTGCATCAGAACTTATGGCGGTTTTTTGTATTGCAAATGACGAAAAAGAATTTTTAGATCGCGTTGAAAATATTATTGTTGCTTATGATTATGATGAGCTACCTGTAAGAGTAGCAGATTTACATATCAGAGGCGCTATCCAGAAGCTTATGCACACAGCAATGAGTCCTAATCTTGTTCAGACTCTTGAAGAGAACCCTGTGTTAGTGCACGGTGGTCCCTTCGCTAATATTGCGCACGGCTGCAACTCAGTTATTGCAACAAAGCTTGGCTTAAAGCTTGCTGACGTTGTAGTTACCGAAGCAGGCTTTGGGGCTGATTTAGGCGCCGAGAAGTTCCTTGATATTAAATGTCAAAGAGCTGGATTAAAGCCAGACTGTATAGTTTTAGTCGCAACTGTGCGTGCATTAAAGCTGCATGGTGGTGTCGCTTTTGAAGACCTTGATAAGGAAAATATTGAAGCGATGAAAGCTGGTATTTGCAATCTTGAAAAACATTATTATAATATGCGCAAGTATAGAGTTCCAGTAGTTGTCGCAATTAACAGATTTCCAAGTGATACTGATGCAGAGTTAGAAGCATTAACAGATATTTTTAAGGACGATTATTATCATTGGACATATTCCATTAATAACGCAGCAATTGAAGGTAGCACGGGCTCAGAGGATTTAGCCAAGCAAGTTATGTACTGTGTTAATTTGCCAGAATATCACAAAGCTAAACTCGGATTACATTTTAAACCTCTATATGATCTTGCGGCTACTGACAGCATTAAATTAAAAATAGGCACAATTTGCAGACAAATCTACGGTGCTGACAAGGTTGAATATTCAGAATTAGCTGAAGAGCAGATTAAGCAGTATACAGCTATGGGATATGGAGACTTAGCTGTTTGTATGGCAAAAACACCGAATTCACTTACAGACGACGCAAAAGTTCTTGGTGCACCGTCTGGCTTTACTATTCATGTACGTGAAGTTCGATTGAGCGCCGGAGCTGGATTTATTGTACCGCTTACTGGCGCTGTAATGACAATGCCTGGTTTACCAAAAGAACCGCTCGCTTGTAAAATGTAAAAATGAGGTATAGAAATGCAGACAATTAAAGAATATGCAGAACAGAGAAAAGAAGCACTTAAGGCAGAAATTGCTGCCATAGAAAAAAAGCCTACCTTAGTTATTATTCAGTTGGGTGATAATCCTGCTTCAAACAGTTATGTGCGTGGAAAGCTGAAAGACTGTGATGAAGTAGGTATTCCCTGTACTCACCATAAGCTTAGTTATCAGACAACAGAAGATGAGCTCTTGCAGCTGATTGAAGAGCTTAATACAGATGATACCGTATCCGGATTTATTGTTCAACTGCCACTTCCTGAACACATAAGTGAGACAAAAGTAATTGAAGCTATAAAGCCCGAGAAAGACGTTGATGGTTTTTCAAAAAAGCACTTAGTGGACCCTGCAACTCCGACGGGTATAATTGATTATCTTGAAGCTCAGAATTTTACATTCAGAGATAAGAAAGCTGTAGTAATTGGCAGAAGTAATATTGTCGGGCGTCCTATTGCCAGAATGCTTCTTGACCGAGACTGCAATGTAACTGTAATTCACAGTAAAACATCTGCTTATAATAAAATGGCTGCACTTGACGGAGCTGACCTTATTGTTGTTGCAACTGGCCACAGAAATACTTTAACAGATGACGATATTAAGACTACTTGCAAAAATTGCTTTATAGTTGATGTCGGACTTAACAGAAACGATGAAGGTAAGCTTTGCGGTGACTGTGAAGCCGTTACGATCCGTGAAAAGACTCCAGTACCCGGCGGATGCGGACTCACTACACGATTGGCCTTAATTTCTAATTTGCTGAAGCTTGTAAAATAACATTATTAGCAGGATCTGCGTAAAAACAGGTCCTGTTTTATTGTATTATATAGTATTAGCTATGAAAGGAAACTGAATATGTTATCAGAGTTTAATCTACAAGAAAACTGGAAGCTACTGTCTACCGCTGAGGAGCCTGTCTTTAATACCTCCGAAGTCTGTGCGTTTATTCAAGCTGCGATTCCTGAAAAATACCGTAGAGGCAATGCGTTATACCAGGCACAGCTTTTTCTGAATGCATACGCTTTTGAAAAAGCAGTCCGTCAGTTAAATCCCATGGTTCATTTTGTTGAAGCTGGCCATGAAAGTATAAAGGGTGGCAGAGGAAGCTTTAAGCCTGATTTTATGTATAATAACTGGCCGGATGTGTTTACATTTGATACAAAGACTTTTGCAGCTGTAGAAACTTTTGCAAAGTGCACGCCGGATCAGCTGAATGATGCAGACTTAGTAATTGCTTTTGTATTTAGTGAACCTAATTATTATGTCAGATGGCGTAATGACGACGGAGCTTATTCAGCACCTGCAAAGCTGTCTGAACTTACTGATGAAGTAAAGCGCAAAGTAAGTTGTCTGGATTTACCAGATGAAATAACTATGATTAAGTTTGATTATCCGGCTACGCACTGTCTCGACAGAAGTATTCCAAAAACTGTAACTTACAGATTTAAGACATATTTTGTAAATAATACGTATAATATAAAATATAAAAAGCGAAAGGATAAAAAGTAATGACAACTAAGAAAGTACTTATGCTTAATGAAACAGAAATCAATGCTATTATGGCTTGCGGAAAGCTGCTCAGAGACATTGACAACGGACTTAAGGATGGTTCAATTGACGAGCTCGCTCCGGATACTGTAAGCCTTATTAAGGCTGTTCAGCAGGTATCACAAGAAGTTATTTCAACTACTGCTACTACGGAGGAAGCCTGATGAAAATTAAACTGTTACCTGGAACTCAGTGTCCTAAGCAGGGCCGTGATGGTGACGCTGGTTATGATTTCTATCTGAAGGAAGATGTTACACTTAAGCCCCACGAAGTTACTGTGATTGACACAGGTGTTTGTGTTGAGCTACCTGCCGGACATGCAGGACTTCTTGCTATGAGAAGCTCTATTTGTAAGCAGAATCTTATTATACAAGCGCCACTGATCGACGAAAACTACAGAGGTGAGATTCACGGCATGATTTATTCAGATGCTGATGAAGATATCACATTCAAGGCAGGCGAACGTCTGTATTCGCTGTACGTATTTCCTGTATTCCATGAAGCTCTTGAAGTTGTGGACGAACTGAGCGAATCAAATCGCGGTACTGCCTGGGCCGGAAGCTCCGGAAAGTAAGAAAAAAAATAAGGGCCTGCAGTTATTGTAGGCCCTTTTTTATCGTATAATATAGTATAAATCTAGGATTAGGAGAGAGAAAAATGAATTGCATTTTGTATGATAAGTGTAATCATATAGACTGTGAAAAAGATTTCTGTGAAAAGAAATTCCGAACAGAGCGCCTGTATGATTATGCAAAAATGTCATGGAAGCAGCGTCAGCACATAAAACTGGTGCCTGATAATAACGCACAGGATATTGAGTCGTTTAAACGTCTGCATCATATTGAACAGGATATCATAAACTTTATTGCTAAGAATAAGCATTTGTTTATTTATTCCGCGCAGTGTGGTAATGGCAAAAGCTCATGGGCAGCACGTATGCTTCAGAGCTATTTTGATAAGATCTGGGTAAGGGCTGACTTAAGCTGTCATGGACTGTTTATTCATGTCCCGAGTTTTCTGAATCAGGTAAAAGCAAGTATTTCAGTGCCAAGCGAAGAAGTAGATTACATTAAAGAAAACATTCTGAAGGCTGAAATTGTCGTTTGGGATGAAATAGCAGAAAAACCTGGTACAGAATTTGAGCTTAATTTGCTGCTCAGCCTGATAAATCAGCGTATTAACGCAGGAAAAACCAATATTTATACAGCAAACAGATTGCCCGCCGAACTGTCCGCAATTCTTGGTGAGCGACTTGCAAGCCGTATAGCCAATGAGTCTGTAAATGTTCAGCTTTTTGGAAAAGATAAACGCGCCTCAATGACAGGAAAGGATGATGAGTATTAATGATAGCACAGGAAGTATTTATAAATAAACTGCTTGATGATCAGGATTATTCTGTAATTATAAAAAATAATCTGTCTGATAAGTTCTTTCCTGACTGTAAAACTGAGTATAACTTCATTAAGGCTCATTATGACCAGTATGGTAAGGTACCTGATAAGTTTACTTTCTGCAGTGCTTTTCCTGATTTTTCAATTCATTCGGTAAGTGAGCCTGCAGGATATGTTCTCAGCCAGCTTCTGCGTGAGTACAATCTGAACCATGTAGTAAACTCATATAATAATATAAAGAAGCTTATCGAAAGTGGTCAGGAAGATAAAGCTCTTGAAGTATTTGCGTCAGCGTCTCAGGGCCTGCAAAGCGGAAAAGTTATGTCAGCTACAAATATTGTAGAAGACACTTCGAGATTTCAGCACTATCAGGAAAAGATGCAGAATCCGAATAAGTACTATTTGTCCACAGGACTCAAAGAGCTTGATGAAATTCTCGGCGGACTTGACATTGAAAATGAAGACTTTGTGTGTGCAGCTCGTCCCGGACTCGGTAAAACCTGGATGATGCTTGTAAGTGCTGTACAGAATGCTGTTGAAGGCTGTAATGTCGGTATTTATGAAGGCGAAATTACAACAGATAAGCTTGCATACAGAATTGATACACTTGTGAGCCATATCAGCAACAAAGGACTTATGCGTGGTGATTCATTTGTGCTGCATGAGTATGCTGATTATATTGAAAACATTAACCACAGAATTAAAGGCAACATTCACGTTCTGACTCCTAATGACGTTCCAGAAGGCGAAGTAACTACTGATACACTTGAAGCATTTATAGATCAGTATAAACTTGACGTGCTTTATATTGACCAGTATTCACTGCTTGAAGACCACAGTCCCTGCAGGACTGAATCAGAACGTGTCGGTAATATCGCTAAGAAGATTAAAGCCTTGCAGGTTAAAAAGCGTATGCCTATTTATTCGCTGTCACAGATGAACAGAACTAAAAACGAAAACGGTGAGAAAGATACAACTCAGATAGCAGGCTCAGATAAAATTCCGCAGTATGCCACAACTTTGCTTATGCTTGATCAAAAGTACGATGAAAATCTGAGACAAGTACAACTTACTATTGATATTGCAAAAGCGAGAGACGGCGGCGACCACAAGAAACTGACATATGTAGCAGACTTTAATACAGGCCGTTTTACATATATACCTGTTGAAGGCGATGGTATTTCTACCGAAGCAGGCTTTCAGGAAACTGAAGCACGTTATGCTTCATACCCTGCTGATGATGACGTACCGTTTTAACGAAAGGACTTAAGATGACACTCGAACAAATTAAAAATACTATAACACAGCCTGAGTATAATTTTCTTGCTGAAGATAAAAAGCTCAGCAGTAGTATAATTCTGCTGGGTCTTGGCGGCAGTCATGCTTACGGGACAAATGTAGAAACATCAGACTTGGACATCCGTGGAATTGCTACTAACAGCAAGAGAAATATTCTGACAGGACAGGATTTTGAGCAGATAGTTGAAACTAAAACGGATACTATTATCTATTCCGTAGAAAAAATGTTCAATTTGCTTTATTACTCTAATCCTAATATTATAGAAATTCTCGGTCTGAAGCCTGAGCATTATCTGGTGCTTACTGAAGCTGGTAAACTGCTGCTAGATAATAAAGATTTGTTCCTGAGTCAGCTTGCAATTAAAGCCTTTGCCGGATATGCAAATGACCAGATAAGACGTGCCGAATGCAAGCAGATAGCAGATGTAGAACAGAAGCGCCTGGAAGAGCATGTGCTGAACAGTATCGAAGGCGCAATGGTTCATTTTAACCACAGTTATCCTGATTCTGCCTGTCCGCTTAAGCTGTATATTGATGATGCTGTCAGTGAAGGCTATCAGTCTGAAATATTCATGGATGCAGACTACAGACATGTCTCACTGCGTGAGTTTACTACATTTTTCAATGAGATGACTAATATCACCCGTGAGTATAGTAAGCTTGGAAAACGCAATAAGTACGCAATGACTCATGACAGAATGAGTAAGCATCTTATGCACACAGTAAGACTTATGTATATGGTAATTGATATGCTTGAAAATAAGCAGATAGTTACATATCGTGAAAAAGAGCATGACATTCTTATGGATATTCGTAATGGAAAATTCGTCGATGATAAAGACATGATTATTCCTGAATTCTACGATTTTTATAATGAACTGGAAGCCAGATTCAAGTACGCAAAAAGTAACACTGATCTGCCGCTTCATCCAGATAAAGAAAAAGTGTATGATTTACTACAGGCTATTAATGAGAAGGTAATAAGTTCTGAAAAATGAGTAGTATAAGAGTAAAAAACTATATAATTGACACACCTGTTCAGGAGATAGTATTTCATCTTCAGCGTATTATGACGAACGGTAAGCTGCGAGATATAGTTATTAAACAGGACGAACTGGTAGTTACTTGCCCTAACGATGAGCATGCGGGTGGTCTTGAAGCACATCCAGACTGTCATATAAACTTAGATGAGTCCAAAGCCCGTTTTGCGGCATTTCACTGTTTTGCCTGTGGCGAGCATGGTAGCTTTGACCGGTTTGTTGCGTTGTGTTTTAGCTCTTCACTTGATTATGCTCAGGAATGGTTGATAAAGAATTATGGTGTTCTTTGTGAAACCACCAAGCCTATGGAAGGCTTTATTCAGCTTAATAAATCAAAAGCCGCTCAGGCATTTGATTCCGACTTTCTGCGTACACAGTCAGAGTTTGATACTTATCAGTCTTGGTGTTCATATCTTGCAAAAAGAAATCTGAGCAGAGATGTTTGTTATCAGTTTCAGGTAAAATACGATCCGACACGCAGACAGGTAATCTTTCCGATTAAAGACGCAACAGACAACTTAGTTATGTACGCTAAGCGTTCTATAGACTCTAAAATATTCTATATGACTGAAAATGCTGATAAACCAGTCTACGGGCTTAATATGATTAAGAAGTACAACATAAAGACCTGTATGGTTGTTGAAGGCTTGATAGATATGCTTACCTGCTGGACACATGGAGTACCTGCTGTTGCAATGCTTGGTGAAATGTCGCCACAGCAGATTGAGTCGTTGAATAAGTCAGAGTTAAGAAGCTTATATCTAGCTTTTGATAACGACTGGGCAGGAAAAAAGTTCAATGCACTTATTAAAAAAAGTTTATCACCGAATATTCTGACAACAGACGTACAGTTTCCTGCAGGAAAAAAGGACCCGAATGATTTGTCGGATGATGAATGGAATAATTTAGTTGAAAAATATTTTAAAGATGTCAAATTCCAGTAAAAGTTATTGTATTATATACTGTAAGCAAAAATAAAAAGAGTAACAAGGAGAAATTAAAATGAGTACTTTTTCTTACAATGATTATCAGAACAACGCACCTAAGACCTCAAATGACAACAACAGCAACGGACCCAAGATTGGCTGGTTCAAGACTCTTGGCGATGGTGAATCTGCTGTAGTCCGTTTTGCTATCCATTCAGCTGATGACTTCCGTGGTGCAACAACCCACACAGCTAACTTTGGCACCAGATTTGAAGGTATTCCCGGTTTCAGTGGCATTAGCTGTTTGAATCCTTACGGCTCTTACGGCAATTGCCCGTTCTGTAATGCTGCTGATGCAGGTCACGCTGTAATCGGTAAAGCAAAGCAGAAGATTTTTGTGCCTATGCTGGTTTGTTATAAGGATCCTAAGACAAACGCCTGGACAGCACCCACACCTGTAATCTGGGAAAGACCGTATGGTTTTGCAAAGGAACTTACTGGCATGATTACTGAGTATGGTGATCTTTCAAAGAGACTTTTCAAGATTACTCGTACTGGTCAGAAGACTGAAACCAGATATACACCTCTTCCCATTGATAAAGACAGTACCTCTTGTCCTGCAAGCATGATTCCTGAAGACTTCAGTGCATTTGAAGGCTATGACCCTGCAAAGCATGACTACTGGGTAAAGTCAGCGGCTGATATGATGCAGTATCTTGCAGAAGGTAAGTTTGCTTCAAATACTCAGGCTTCGACTCCGGCAGCTCCTGCAGCTTCCTCTCAGTATGGTGCACCCTACGTTCCTGCAGCTCCTGCCGCGGCCCCTGTAGCTCCTGCAACTCCTGCCCAGACAGTTGCAGCCCCTGTAGCTCCGCAGGCCCCACAGAGCCCCGTAGAAGCCTCTGAACCTGCTGCAGCACCTGCAAGACAGTTTGGCGGTTTCCATTTCTGATAAAAAGTACAAAAACTTTAAAGACAGCTCAATTCAGGGCTGTCTTTATTGTATTATATAGTATATGAAACAGAAGGAGCAGTAAATGGAAAACTACAGTTATGTGTCTATTTTTGGTGATGACTTAGACATTCAGTTGCCCAAAGTGAGCACCAAGAAGATTAAGAAAAAGCTTGAGAAACCCGCAGAGGATATTGATGCTGGAAAAGCTTTAAAGTCCAGAAAAATTACTCTTGTGGAGAGACTTGCTATTATTAATTCAACTGTTCACAGAGTACTCGGAAAACAAAAACAAAATGTTCTGGTTATTAAGACGAAAGAACAGCTTGACACCTATATTGCAAATGCTATTGCTTCTGGCCGAATTGCAATAGATACTGAAACAAATAATACCACAGACTGCAGCTACTGTCAGCTTATGGGCCCGTGTTTTTATTATCCGGGCGGTAAACAGGCTTATGTTCCGATTAATCATCGAAATTCTGAGACGAAAGAACGTCTTTCCTGGCAGCTGACTGAAAAGGATATTACAGAAGCACTCATAAAAATCAATGATTCAGGAATAAAGCAAATTTTTCATAACGCTAAATTCGATTACGAAGTTCTGAAATGCACTTGCGGAGTTGAAATGAAGCCCTACTGGGACACAATGACCTGTGCAAGACTTCTGAATGAAAATGAGCTTGCAGGTTTAAAGTCTCAGTATGTAACTAAGATAGACCCTAAGCAGGAAAAATATGATATTGAAAAACTGTTTGAGCACGTTGCATATGCTGATGTAGATCCGGAAGTCTTTGCACTTTATAGCGCAACCGACGCATTTATGACTGATAAACTCTATGAGCGGCAGGAAAAAGAACTTACAAAAGACGAGTATGGCCCGCATCTCGATATGACAGGTACCAGAATGCTTCCGGGTATTCGCTGGTTATTTCATGAAGTAGAAATGCCTATAACAGTAGTTACAGCTGAGATGGAGCTCACAGGAGTTGGTGTAGACGAGAAACTAGGTGCAAAACTGAAAGAGAAGTATAACGAGTTACTTGATCAGCTTGACAGAAAAGTAGATGAAACCATGTCAGCTATTGCTGGCGTAATTAATGAGTGGCGTCTGAAGCCTGAGAACAATGAGCAGACAAGAACGTATGTACCTAAAAAGACTACAATGGCACAGGCAAAGATTGAAAAGGAATATCCTAACATCGATGACGACGGAAACCGCTATAAGATAGGTAAATCAAAAGCAGCACAGCTGGACAATCCTGTAAACTTTGCTTCACCTACTCAGCTTGCAATTCTGTTTTACGATGTGCTTGAAGTAACAGCTGGCGACACAACTAACAGGAAAACAGGTAAAGATCAGCTGATAGAAATTAAAGAAAAGCTTGCAGGATATCTGCCTATGCTTGAAGATCCCGAAGAAGCTGAGACGAATGAAGACGGTGATATGGAAGAGGCTGAAGAAGCCCTTGACCGCCCTGATGATATTTCAAAAGACAAAAAATGGGCTTATGCGGCTAATCTTGCAAGTATGCTGCTGAAGCGCAGGGCTTTTATGAAGTTGATTACAACTTATATTGACGTTATTCCTGAGCTTGCAAAGCACTGGCCAGATGGTAGAATTCGCTTTCATCTCAATGCTACAGGCACAAATACAGGCAGATATTCATCGGGTGGCAAATGGCATTGGCTGAATGATAAAGACGAACAGGTTACTGTGAGTGGAATTAACATTCAAAATATACCAAGCAGAGGCGACGGAAAAATATGCCGTATGCTATTCAAGGCTGCATCATCTGCTAAATTAATCGAGGCAGACGCTGAAAATACATTTACTGTGCCCGAAATAACTGAAGTTGAGACTCCTGACGGTTTTAAATATTGTGACAGTCTTACAGCAGGCAGTGCAATTTTAGTAGACGGTACACAGGAAATGATAAAAAATATCTCATATAATTCTGTCGCAAAAACATATCAAATCGAGGTATAACTATGGGTAACCGAAAAAGCGCGGCTGAATCGCTGGATGCACAAACCATCCAGGCAATTTGTGACTACTACAAAGAGCACAATGTAGCAGAAACCGCTCGAAAATTTAATTTATCTCGCAGTGCAATGAATATTTTTTGTAAACTGCATAATTTGCCACCACATTCTTTTGCGGAAGCAAATCTATATATACATTTGCACGCTGACGGTTACGATGAAGTCCCAGAAGAACAGCGGCAAGAAATAGTTGATTACTACAAAACCAGCTCTGCATATTTAACTGCAGAGCATTTTGCAGTTAAAGAATATTTTGTAAATTATCTGCTTCACTTATATAATATTACGCCCCATACCAAGCGGGAGGAGCAAATTGCAACCAATAAGGCACTATATAGCCCTACCTGGGGAGATAAACTGCATCTACAGCCCTCGAATGTGACTCCTGAAGAAATTAAGGAAAAAGCCAGACAAACTAAGCTGGAACGTTATGGAGATCCTAATTTTAATAACCGTGCAAAATGTATAGAAACTTGTCAGGCTAGGTATGGTTGTGATAACACTTTTCAGGTAGAAGAACTAAAACAAAAGAGCAGTACTACTAAGCAAGAACGCTATGGTGATACACATTTTACCAATCGGGTGCAAGCAAAGAAAACCTGCCAAGAACGTTATGGCGCAAATACTTTTTTAGGCTCCGAAAAAGGAAAAGAAGCCATTAAGCAGTATAACCAGGCTACTTATGGCACAGACTATGCCTTTTTATCAACAGAGTGGCAGAATAATCCAGAAATAAGGCAGAAGCGCTGTCAGACTGCGCGCAAGAATAAGTATTCTGCTGAGAATTATTCGGATTTATATTTAAGTTTATTTGAAGACCCTGTGGCCCTTGCTGACTTTTGCAAAGATAAATCTATCTATGATATTGCTCAACAGCTTCAGATTTCTCGTGATAATGCTTATTATTTATTAAGTAAGAATAATTTACTTGGTATGATTAAGAAGCAGTACACTGGAATAAGTCATTATGAACAGGAAATTGCAGATTATATCGGAGCTGACTTATGCGAAATGAATAGCAGGACAGTCCTCAGTGGTAAAGAAATTGATATTTATATTCCAAGTAAAAAAATTGGAATCGAATTTAATGGCACTTACTGGCACTCTACTGAAGTACAGCCGGATAAAAATTATCATTTTAATAAGTCTAAATCTGCTGAAGCCGCTGGTATTAGGCTCATCCATATTTGGGAGTATGAATGGGAAGATCCGACTATGCGTGAAAAAATTAAATTGATGCTAGATATTGCTTTAGGTAGAGTCAAGTCTCGTGTTTATGCTCGTAATTGTGAGATTCGCCAAATTACAAATGCGGAGGCTGCTGTTTTAAATGAACAGGTACATTTACAGGGACATCGTGCAGCACAGGTTACTTATGGATTATTTTATGAAGGACAGCTTGTGCAGTTGATGAGTTTCAGTCATACCCGGTACAATAGAAATATTAGTACAGACACCGAGTGGGAAATTATTCGTGGCTGTCCGGGCAGCAATAATATAGTAGTTGGCGGAGTGTCTAAGCTTTTAAAACATTTTATTACCGATTATCGGCCAAGTAAAATTTTCAGTTATTGCGACTTTAATAAATTTGACGGCCGAAGCTATGAAGCCGCCGGAATGCAATTTGCCGGCTACACAGGCCCTGACATGAAGTGGCTGTTAAAGAACGGACAGGTTGTTAACCGAAAGCCTCGTCGTCATGCTGAACTGAAGGACGCTTCTATTGCGCAGCTTTTTGGTGCAGGAAGTAAAAAATATATTTGGACAAAAAGTATTTAATTACTATGTGAATTACTAATATCAAGCGGTATTATGTTGTATAATAGTATGTAAAATATTTAATGCTTATTTAAGCAAGAAAGGAAGGTGATGTCCTCTATGAGTAGAACAATTAATACTAGAACGCAGTATAGGATCGTTGGATCCGATTATTCCGCTCAGGAATAGCTGATCCTCGACTTACTACCTATATTTCCCAAGAGCCGAAAATGTATGATGCTTACAATAATGGTAAAGACTTATATGCTATTATTGCACAGTCTGCTTTTCATAATGAGTATGTGGACAACAAAGAGTTTCATCCTGAAGGTCGTGAACTTGAAGTAGACGGCAAGAAAGTATATGCCGGCTCTGGAAAAGAAAAAAAAGTTACAACTGAAGATAGCTCAATAACAGTTCCATGTTTTTATTTAGTTCCGACGAGTACTGGTGAACTTGCTGCCTCTGAGCTCAAGCCAGGCATGAAAGTTATTTCAAGCATTGGAGAATTGACTGTGCAGAACACGGAAACTGCAGATACAGTACAACTTGAAGGCGGAAAAGTAGCTCAGATAAAGATTAATTTTATTGAAAATTAATGTTTGAAAATGTAAAGAATATTAATGTATAATATATTTAGATGTTAATTATGAAAGGAAGGTGATGTAAATGAGTTCAGCAACAATTGTCGTTAAGTCCCCAGCAAAGGTACTTAATAAAGCGGGCAAAGAAAGACGTTCCGTTGGCAAGGTGTTGAACCTTTAGCGCTAGCCACGTCCTACGGGATGTCAGCCGCAACTGCAGGCGCTAAAATGGGTCTTACCGGTGATGAGGCCCGAGTAAAAGGACAGGAACTTTTGGATAATTTCTTTGCAGGTTTTCCGAAAGTGCACGAAGCTATTGAGGGCTCAAAAGAATTTTTACGTAAAAATGGCTATGTAGAAGATTTTGTCGGTCGCAGAAGAAGACTGCAAGATATCAATATGCAGCCTTATGAAGCCAAGCTGAAGGATCTTAAGGATGAGGGTGCAACATTTAATCCGTTCTTAGGTTGTTCAAATAAGCGTACTCAGAATGATCCGGAAGAGATTTGGACAGTAATAATGCTGGCAGAAGCTGTTTTAGCTAATGCAAGAAAGCTTGCAACAGATGTACAGTCTGCCAAAGAAGACCCTGACTATAAGCCTGTTTATAAAGCAGAGTACTCTATGGCAAATGCTACTTTCAGCAAGCTTAAAAAAATTGCAGCAAATCCTGAATGGTATCTTGATGCTAAGAGTTTTTACGATCTTGACAAAAAAGCAGATAAATACAGTGCTTCTTGCCGCGAAAGGCTTATGAAGGATATTACAGCGATAAAAGAGCTCTTGTCCACACGGTCCTACAAGCTCCAGAAAGGCCGACAGAGTACAGACGTTATTTTACCTGCCCATGCAGAGTTCGACGCAATCCTGGACCGTTTCAGGGCTGATTGTGCTGATAAACTGCCTACATTTATTCCGAATGATCGTGTAGACCTTTTTGCATGGACAGGACGTATTTCTCAGGCAGCGAGACAGTGCTTTAATGCTCGTGTACAAGGATCCGCGGCCTCGTTGACTAAGATAGCTATGGTAGATATTTCGAGAGACCAGGAGCTGAAGGACTGTCAGGCAAAGCTGATTATTCCTGTACACGATGAACTGCTTATGGAATGTCCTGCTTATTATGCAGACAGAGTTGCTAAGCGTTTACCTGAAGTTATGATAGCTGCAGCAGCAGAAGTCGGAGATGACGTGCCTCAAAGCTGTGATGCGTATGTAGTAGGCCGCTGGTATGCAGATGAATACGCGGCAGCAATTCTTGAAGAATATCAGAAGTTAGAGAAATCAGGTATGGATAAAGACGCAGCCCGTCAGCAGGTCTTTAAAGCACATGCTGAAATACCACAGGAAGCTATTGAAGCTGTATTATCGGGTGAGACAGACCAGCTTGAATTTTGACGTAAAAATATTGTATTATATTAGTAGTAAATTATTCGAAAGGACTTAAAAAAATGATTCTTAAGACAAAGGAATTTCAGGACGCATGTAAAAACATTTTGCTGGCTGCACGAGGCAGCAATTCTAATCTTGAACTTGCAGCACGTGATTCAGCGCTGTATCTTAATGTGACTAATGGCAGTGAGTACTATGTGGCAGTAAGATTTCCGCTTGACACTTTTGAAGATTTCAGAGCGGTGGTAGAAGCCACTCAGTTTCTTGACTTGATTGCGGGCATTACTACAGAAACTTTTGACCTGTCCGTAAAGGACAATACAGTTGTTGTAAAACATGGAAAGAGTCTGTATAAGCTGCCTATGATTTTTGAAAATGACCAGCTTGCAACACTTACACCTATTTTTGTCATAGAAAAGACTGTTGAAATGCCTATCAGCAAAGAGATCCTTAATGGTATTCTGAAGATTAATGGCAGAATTATCGACGGCGTGAAGAAAGATGCTAAGATAAGTGAGCTTAAAAAGCAATACTTTATTGATGAAACCGGCTGTTATACTTTTGCAGTAGGCGCCTGTGTAAATAAGTTTACACTTGAAAAGCCCGTAAAAATGCTGCTTAATGACAGAATTATTAAGCTTACAAAGCTGTTTAAGAGCGACGTACAGTTTACACTTGGACAGGGAACTTACAGAGGCGAGGCTCATACTATTGCAGTATTTGAAACTGCTGATGTTTATCTTGCTGCACTTATTACTAATGATGATGAGCTTATTAATACAATGCTCAGAGGAATTGCTGCTGCAAAGGGTATGTTTGAAGACAATTATCCGGATAGAGTGGTACTTTCTGCTAATACTCTTGGAGCTGCGCTTAATAGACTTATGCAGTTTACTAAGAACAGCACAGCAGGAACCGATAACGGTATATTTATTGCTCAGGTCGATGTGACCGGCACTGACGTTACTTTTACAGCAGTTAACGAAAATACAGAAGTTGTGCCTGTTGAAGCTGACAGTGTTGTAAGCGGCTGTTATTCTACTCTGCTTAATCTTCAGGATGTAAAGCTTGTTGTTAATGCTTGTCAGCCTGGCGAGTTTATTACACTTAACTGTGGCAATTATCAGACAGTGACATTTACACACGGCGACATCAGCAATCTCATTCCTGTAATTATCAAGAAAGCTGGCTGATAGCTATGCCAAATAATAAAGGCAAACAGTTTGAAGCTAAGTTGCTGAATGATTTTAAAAAATCATTTCCGGAAGGTACAATAGACCGTATTTATGATACTACTAATGGTTATCGCGGAATTGCCAATATAAGTGATTTTATAGGCTACAACTATCCGAATATTTTTTATCTGGAAGCAAAGTCTCATTTAGGCAATACATTTCCGCTGGTAAATCTGACCCAGTATGATAAACTTTGTACTAAGGTCGGTGTGCCTGGCGTTCGGGCTGGCGTTGTAATATGGTTTATTGACCATGATAAAGTTATTTATGTACCAATAAGCTCAATTACAGCTATGAAGAACGATGGTAAAAAGTCAGTTAATATAAAAATGCTTGCTGAAGGCACTTACAGAATGATTGAACTGCCTTCAGTAAAGCGCAGAGTTTTTCTTGACTCTGACTACTCAGTACTTTTACAGTTAGGAGAAGGCGAATGAATAAAGATAACGTAATTGCTTTGAGCGGCACAGTGGGTGAAGACGTAAAATTTGCGCAGGATATCTGTAATCAGATAGTAACAGCACAGATAGGTGTTCTTGATGCACTTATAACAGAAATTAATGCAAATGTTGTAGATGCTCCTAATACAGACGACAGAGCCATAGAACAGTATATGTTGAAGCTGGTAAATACTTTATATGCACTGAATGCAAAAGTAGATAATTTCAGTTTTTATGAGGCTATGTCAGATATGAAGGCAACTCTTGCTTTTAATGCAAAGTATTCTGAAAGCCAGTTAGTAGCTACTTCAACCGGTGCAAAAACAACACGAGATAATCATCAGCAGTATGCAGAAAACAATACAGTCGATGAAAAAATACTTAATCTTATTTACAGCAAAAGTGTACGTATGCTTAAAGATAAGATTGACGGTGCTTATGAACTGCTTGATGTATTGAAGCGAATTTTGAAGCACCACGAGCAGGAAGCATTTTTTGATAAACAAAACAGAGTATTATTAGGATAAAAACGAAAGGAAAAAATTAAATGGCAGATCTTGCATTTGAAAATTTGGTAAAAAGCCTTAAAAAGCAGTTTGACACTGAAGGACTGGGTATGTTTAATATCGGAGTTCAGACGGAGCGGTTTAAAGAAACACTCTCATTGGGTTCACCTGCATTGGACTTTCTGACCTATAACTCAATTCCAAAGGGAATTTTTGTAGAGCTTGCTGGCCCTGAATCTTCTGGTAAAACAACACTGGCCTTCCTTCTTGCTGCTGACTTCATTAAGAAAGAGAAGAAGGCCAAAGCTAAACGAGCACAGATGAATGCAAAGCTTATTGCAGACTGGGAAGAAAAATGCGCGGCAGCGAAGGCAAAAGGAAAAAAAGAGCTTGCAAAGCCTGAAGTAATTGAATATGAGCCCAAGAAGATTATGTTTGTAGATGCTGAAGGTACCGCAGATCCGGTATGGGCTCTGACTGCGACAGGTTACGATATGAATGATCCTGAGGTTCCTACTTTGTATGTACCTAACATGGGTCTTCCTGCTGAGCAATTGTTTGATATCTGTATTGAAGCTATGAAGTCCGGAACAATCGGTCTGATTATCTTCGACTCTCTTGTGGCTATTGCAGGTAAGCAGGTTAACAGTGAAAGTCTTGAAAAAGTTCAGATGGGTGGTATTTCAGTTCCACTGGGCAATTTCTGTAAGAGAAGCACCGGCCTTATGAACAGGTTCAGAACGACCTTTATTGGTATTAACGGTACTTATATGGATCCTTCCGGTTACGGTAATCCTGAAAAGGTTGGTGGTGGTCATACCTGGAAGCGTGCATGCTCACTCAGACTTCTGATTAAGCGAGGACATCCTTTTGATAAAAACGGTGTAGAGCTAAAAGACTCTGCTGAAGGCGCTGTAGGAAATATTATCAATGTAGCACTTCTGAAGACTAAATTCTGTCCTTGGGATAGAAAGCTTGCACAGTGCAGTCTGAAGTACTTTAAAGGTATTGATATTCTTCAGGATACAATTGACGTTGCAAAGTATTTTGAAATTATTCAGGATGCAAAACAAGGCTATTACAATATAATAGACCCAGACAGCGGCGAAGTTCTTGCTGCAAATATTCACGGTAAAGGCGCAGTTAAAGTCTATCTTGAGGAACATAAAGACCTCTGGCGCCGTATTTATGATATCTGTTACGAAAAGATGGCGGTAAAAGATGCACCCAATACTGTGTCGTTTGAGCAGATGCTTGGCATAAGTGCCAATGAAGAATTCGGCCAGCTACTACTGGATGAAATAGCTGATCAGAAGGAAAAAGTTTCTGATGAGGTCACTAAAGGTTTTGCAGGTGCTGAATAATGGCAAATAAGAATACCAGCAGTACCAGATACTATAGTGATGCACAGGAAAAGTCTGTCTGCCGTGCTTTAAATGCCCGGCAGCAGCCTAATTCCGGAGCTACACTGTTTTCCGCAGGTGATGTTGTACAGAAAGATGCCTCAATGCTTATTGAGTGCAAAACCTGTATGACAGACCAAAACAGCTTTTCAATTAAGAAAGACTGGCTAGCAAAGAACAAAGAAGAAGCTTTTTCACTGCGACTTGATAACTGTGCAATAGCTTTTAATTTCGGACCGAATCAGCCAAATCATTATATTATCAATGAGAGCCTTATGCAGTTCCTTGTAGAAAAGCTAATTGAACTTTCCGAAGAATAAAAGACAGAAAATATTAAGCAGGCTGTAAATTAAGCCTGCTTTTTATTGTATGATATATTATGAAAGGTGGTAATTAACATGTCTAATGAATTAAACTTAACTAAATTTATTCGTGAAAATTCTAATTGGGAAGAACTTATTTCCAAAGATCCTCATAATATAAAGGTGTCCAGAGATAGCGGCTATATTATGTTTAAGTATAATCAAATAACTTCTGACTTTAATCTGCCGATTGTGACGTAACTCTTATTTGCACGCGTTCCGTTGCAAGAGGCGGACTGTATGAAAGATACAACCTTGCTTCAAACCCTCATGTTAAGACGGTTCAGATTGAAACAACTGAACAGATGTACAATGCGCTGGAAGCTGAAAAAACAACTCACTATGATCTCGTTATCCATGCCGCAGCTGTCGGTGATTATAAGCCAGCCTTCTCATTCAGAATGGAAGATATGGCTAATGAAATTGTTGAAAAGCTTAAGGGGAAGGAATTAACAGCTGAAGCTGTGCTCGAAGTTCTTACCAATCCCGAATGCAAAGTCAATGATAACACCAAGATCTCGTCTTATGAACCCCATCTGACAGTTAAGCTTGGGCTTACAACCAAGCTTATTTCTCACCTCAAAGAGTGGTTCCCTGATGCAACACTTGTTGGTTTCAAGCTTCTCGAAAATGTTTCTAAGGAACATATTATCGAGGTTGCGCAGCGACTCTGCACCAAGAATGACATGAACTACATTATTGCAAATGATCTCCACGACCTAAGACAGGGTAAGCACATCAGTTATCTCGTAAACAAAGACGGATATCAAGATGTTGATTTCCACAGCCCGGAAAATATCTTTGAAAAGACATTTTTATTCATTAATTAATTCTAAAATATTGTATAATATTATAGAAAAAATCAAAAATAGAGGTAATACTATGGAACAGATTATCAAGTCTCTTTGCGAAACAGACAGCTATAAATTCTCGATGGGCCAGAGCATATATCATCAATTTCCCGAATATATGACTACTTGGACATTTAAATGCAGAAATAAAGACGTAAAATTTACTTTTGCGATGGTCGAAGAAATTAAGCGTCAGATTAAGCTTTATTGTGATTTGAGATTTACAGAAGACGAGCTCGAATATCTTGACAAGATTAAGTGGATTCGTGGTTCATACATCAATCATCTGAGAATTTGGAAGCCGCGCTATGAAGATTTCGAAATCAACTATACCGGCGATGAAGGTTGCGGAATGACACTTGAAGCAAAGGGCACTTGGCTTAATACTTCAATGTATGAAATTCCGACACTTGCTATTGTAAACGAAGTTTATTTCAGAATGGCTTATAACTATGACGAGCTGATTAAGCAGTTTAAGCACAAGTTTGATAAGAAACTTCTCTCGCTGACTACTGGCGAATATGAACTTGGAACATTTTCAGAATTTGGTCTCAGAAGAAGACTTTCCGCAGAAGCTCAGGAATATGCAGTAAGTAAGCTTGCAGAAGCTGAAAGAAACGATGACCTTGCAAACAGTTTCTTTGTAGGTACCTCTAACGTATATCTTGCAAAGAAGTATGGCATTACACCTGTAGGAACTATGGCGCATGAATGGATTATGTGTACAGGTCAGGGTGACCACAAGCATAATGCAGCTTATTCTAATTATTTTGCCCTCAATGCTTGGGTAAAGGAATATGGCGTACTTAATGGTATTGCACTTACTGATACTATTACTACTGATTGTTTCCTTAAGGATTTTGATCTGACTCTTGCAACACTTTTCTCAGGTGTAAGACATGATTCTGGCGACCCTTATGAATGGGGTGAAAAGATTATTGCCCACTATAAGAAACTTGGCATTGACCCCAGAACAAAGACACTGCTTTTCTCTGACAGCCTGAACTTCGAAAAAGCTACCAAGCTGTTTAAGTATTTTGAAGGCAGAGCAAAGGTTGCATTTGGTATTGGAACTTATATTTCAAATGACACTGATGTTAACCCGCTGAATATTGTTATGAAAGTAACAAAATGTAATGGAATGGATGTTGCGAAGGTTTCTGATACTCCTGGCAAGGGTATGTGTAAGAATCCTGAATATGTTGACTATCTTGAAAGAACTATCAAGTGGAGAATGGAAAATGAATAATAATGTAACGAGCACATATTATAGAAAGTGTTTACATAGATTTTTTGATGATATGTGTGAAAATTTACTCGGGTGGGCAGACTTTGCAATTAAACATATGGAGAGAAGGGGTTATAATATTTGTTATGTAGACAAAATTCAAGGTGAAATATTACTTCCTAGCGGAAAAAATGTCTTTTATGAGTGTAAATATGCCTCTGTGAATGACCCTAATTTCCTCGAAGATACTTGGGCAAGTTCTATAAAAGATGAAAAACATGACATACTGGTTTTATGTACCCCATTAAATTATAGAGAATTCCTGCTTGGAAATACTGACGTAGCAAAGTATTATACTTTGTATGCGGTTGTTCACACAGAGGATAACTAAATGATTAAAACTTATACTAAGCTAAAAGAAGAAGCATTGGATAACGAGTCTAAACTTAAACTGAAAAAAGAAAAAAGTCATAAGAGACGTGTAAAGTGGCTATCTTTCCTGTTTAATATAGAGCTTTCAAGTTGTTGTAATTTTCTTCAAGACCAAATAGCTGTTAGTGATGAACCAGTTCCAACTGCAACTTTAAGTATTGAAGGATATGTACACCACTTATACAATACTTTTCATCCTACAATTAAAAACGACGAATGTTATGCGGAGTTTCTCGCATATGAAGATGCATTTTATTATCTTTACACAAGAATAAAAGAAAAATTTGAATCTGCGGACAGGCATTACGTTGTGGAATATGAACGCGCCCGCTATATTGAATAGTCATGCATTACTGTACGTTGGATTGAAGATATCGATTGGCAAAGAGGATAACTAAATGAAATTATACGATTTAGGATTAGTGGTAGGTCGTTTTCAGACCTTACATTTAGGGCATAAAGCAATTATTGAACATGCTCTTGAAATATGTAACAGAGTGGTTGTTTATGTAGGTTCTTCACAGGAAAGTGATACACGAACAAATCCATTTCCGTTTACGCTCAGAAAAGAAATGCTTGAAGCGGTATTTTCAGTACAAGTAGCTTCAAAGCAGCTTTTAATAAGACCTTTGCCTGATATTGGTGCTGGCAATAATGATATTTGGGGTAAATATGTATTAAATACATTTGAAGGCGAATTTCATAAGCAGCCAGATTTGTATATTACCGGCTGTGAAAAAGAGAGAGCTTCTTGGTTTACTGATGAACTTGCACCTAAAATGGATGAACTGAGAATTGCAAGAAATAATATTAAGATTTCAGCATCAGATTGCAGAAGACTTATGTTAGATAATCAAGAAGAAGCTTGGAAAAATCTTGTACCGTATGAAATTCACGACAAATACATTGTATTATATAGTATACTTAAAGATGTCTATGGTCTTTTGACCTAAAATTGGAGGAAAAGAAAATGAATATTGTTCAGGCAAATGATTGCTACAGAGTTTATGGAGATTCTATTACGATGCATCAAAAGCTTCCTATTGGAACTTATAAGGTAGCTTTTAATCAACTTGCAGGCTTTCAGCTTTTTAAGCAGCCAGATTTTGTTATTACAGAAAAAAAGATTTATGGTGCTACTAATGAGAAGATTGAAAAAGTTTTGAGAGGTTTTTCAATAGCAACTCGAAATTTTGGTATAATCTTATCTGGCGAAAAAGGCGCCAGAAAATCTCTGTTTGCTCGTCAGCTGTCTATGAAAGCTGCTGCTACAGGTCTTCCTACAATTATAGTAAATGAGTACACGCCCGGCATTGCTGACTTCCTTAGTTCTATTCAGCAAGAAGTTCTTGTCATATTTGATGAGTTTGAAAAGACTTTTAGCACTCGCGATAACAGCGGTGAGGAAAATACTGACTTGCAGGGAGAATTACTGTCTATGTTCGATGGAACGGACGGTGGCAAAAAACTTTTTGTAATTACTTGTAATGATATTGATAAGCTACATAATTGTCTGCTTGGACGTCCCGGACGTTTTCATTATCATTTTGAGCTAGGTTTTTTAAGTTTGGATGCTATAGAAGACTACCTTAAAGATAATTTAAATGAAAGCTATTATTCAGAAATATCAGCGATTTTGGCATATTCTGCACAGCAGGAGATGACATATGATATTTTGCGTGCGATAGTGTTTGAGCTTAATTTAGGCTATTCTGCTCAGGAAACTTTAAATGATTTAAATATAAAATATGGCTCAAACAGAATTCTATTTGATTGCTCATTAATTTTAGATGATGGTACAGTTTTCACGGATGATTTTTATATGCCTTTTAATGAAAACTCACTGACACGTCATGTAGTTACTGCTGATGGCGCTATGGTCTGTCATATAACATTTAATCCAGCAGATTTACACTTAGTCAGAGGTAATAATCAAATCGAGTTTGAACTTGATCCAAGTAAGCTAAATAAATGCACATTTAGTAATGAAAAAAGCTATGATACAGATTCTCCGTATTACACAGAAGCTAATATTAAAAAAATAAGTATTGTTCGTCAAAATAATTTTGACTACACTCTGCCTTTTAATTTTAATAGTATAGCCCAATACGCCGGTCAGCTGGATTCTAATACAGTTCTTAGACCTTCGCAGCGAGTCTGTTCTAAGATGGCGGCACACAACTTCTAATCATAGGTATAAGGAGACATTAATCTAATGTATTTCACACAAGATACTTTTGATGCAAAAATTGTTACTAAAAACCTGATTGCCTGGATTCGTGATTGGTTTGCAGATAACGGTCCTGATTCACCGGTTGTTCTTGGAATTTCAGGCGGCAAGGATTCTACTGTTGTTGCAAAACTTTGTGCAGAAGCTATTGGTCCTGACAGAGTTATCGGAGTACTTATTCCAGACGGCCGTCAGGACGATATAGATGACTCCAGAGCCATTGTAAAGGAACTTGGTATAAAATCATATGAGCTTAATATCAAGGACATTACGACGGCTTTCGGGAGCCTTTTGGTTGGTGCTAATATTCAGTTTACAAAGCAGATGACACAGAACCTTCCGCCCAGAATCAGAATGTCTTTGCTTTATGCAGTAGCTCAGTGCTTTAACGGCAGAGTTGCTAATACCTGCAATCTGTCTGAAACATTTATTGGCTGGGAAACTCGCTGGGGTGATTCAGTTGGTGATTTCTCGCCTCTTGCAAAACTGACTGCCAGCGAAGTTGTGGCTATTGGTGATGCACTCGGTATTTCGGATTGCTGGACAAAAAAGACACCTTCTGATGGTCTTTGCGGCAAAACCGACGAAGATAAGTTTGGTTTTACTTATGCTTCTCTTGATCGCTATATTAGACTTGGACAAGCTGATAATATTGAAGATGAACTTAAGATTTATGAAATGCATAAGCGAAGTGCATTTAAGCGTAATCCAATAGAATTTTTTGAACCGAATCTTCCGGTTGTAGAAACTAACTTACTCGGAATTAACCTGAAAGGAAACGAATAAATGAAAGTATTGGTAATTGTAGACATGCAGAATGATTTTATTAATGGCTCGCTTGCAAATCCTGCAGCTGAAGCTATTGTACCTGGAATTGTGAATCTGCTAAAAACAGAAAAGTTTGATCACATTGTAGCCACACGTGATACACATCATGGTGACTATCTTAAAACAAATGAAGGCAAACACCTTCCTGTCGAGCATGCTATTTTCGGCAGTGACGGCTGGAATACTCAGAAGGATATTATGTCAGAGCTTATCAGAAGTAAAACAGACTTTGATCATATTAATAAAGAAACGTTCGGGTATGAAGGCTGGCGTGATTATTTCTGCAATCTTGGTGATGGTTATAATGTTACTGATGATGATATACTTGATGTATATATCTGTGGTACCGTAACAGACATCTGTGTAATTTCAAATGCTCTTGGAATTAAGACTGCTGTACCTGATGCTAATGTGCATGTATATGCAAATCTTTGTGCAGGACTTACCCCTGAGAAACATGAAGCAGCCCTTAGTGTAATGGAAAGCTGCCAGATTGCAGTAATTAGATAATTTATTTTTGAAAGGATAAAAATTACAAATAATCATCAAGAGGCCTTGAAATATAGGCCTCTTTTATTGTATAATATGTTGATGAAAATAATTGAAAGGAACAAAACAAAATGAATTGGGTAAAATCAGATAAAGTAAAAAAACAGGAATACAGAGTGCCTATTGCGCTTAATACTGGAGAGGACTGGCTTGAATTTGCTAAGATTGTAGCGACAGTTCCATTTAAGGTAGAAATTGCGGATAGTCGTGATGGTCATGGAATGAGACTTGATGCTAAATCAGTTCTTGGCATGGTTTATGCACATACTAATTTCAGACATTTATATTGCATCACACCTGAGCCGTTTTCCGGAAAGATTGTAAAATTTATAAGAGAAGATGATAAGGATTTGGACAAGTAATGAATAAGTGCCTTAATGAAAAAACCGAAAAAACAGAAAAAAATATTCACTTGGCTATAACAACACTTTGTGACAGAAACTGTCCATATTGCTGCAACAACTGCTACAGCTGGGATGAAGTAACCACAGTAACAAAAGAAGAGCTCGGTAATGCAGAAAATATCTTCCTTACTGGCGGTGAACCATTTGCTTATGGTAATCCGGTAGCAGTTGCTAAATATTTAAGAATGCATTATCCTAATATTCGGAATATTTATGTATATACAAATGCGATCGAACTTGTTCAGTTTCTGAAAAATGCTTCTGAAAATGCAGTTAAGGTTTTGTGTGGGGTCATTTCAGGACTGAATATTTCAATTAAAAATAAGCAGGATAGACTTGCTCTGCTAGAAATTACCCAAGGTAAATATCATAAAGAATTGGCAAATCTTAATAATAATCGTATTTATGTATTTCCGGCTGCTGTCGCAAAATATGAGGGCATTGATATTGACAAGCTGATAACTGATTTGAAAATTCCAGGTTTTACAGTTGTTAAACGAGAATGGCAGAAAGAGTTTAAACCCGCGGATGACTCAATTTTCAGAAGAGTCTAAAACCAATAAAAACATTGAGGACTTGAGTAATTCAGGTCCTCTTTATTGTATTATATATAGAGAAGTATTTTTTTACAGGAGTTATTATGCGAAAAATTATAGAAGATCGGCTTAAAGCGTGTGTCTGGGCTAATTTAGCTCAGTTTGACTCTAAGACGGGTGAATGTATTATTCCGTGTTATCAGAAGGCTACTTATCAGCTTAATCATTGTTATCTTTTAAAATTGCCTGCCGAAATAATTAATCGGCCTGATTCACTACTTGCTGTTAATTACAATCACGGAACCTGCCCTACTACAGAATATTATAAAGCATATGTGAGCAAGGTCTTAGGACAGCTGATATTTGTAGATGCGCTTGAATTTAACTGGGAAACAAAAACTGACGGACAGACCATGTGGTCAGGCTGGCTTGACACTAAAAAGCTGACACAAGTTGCTGCACTATAAGAAAGGAAAGAAAAATGAGAACAACTCTTGCTGTAAAGTATCGTCCTAAGACTTTTGATGAAGTTGTAGGACAGACTATTACTACTACAATTCTAAAGAAAGTTTTAGCAGAAGGTAAGCTGAAGAACTGTATTCTGCTCACAGGAAGTTCTGGTGTCGGTAAAACTACTACGGGTAGAATTATAGCCAATGAAGTAAATCATGGAATTGGCGACCCAATAGAAATAGATGCGGCTTCAAATAACTCAGTAGATAACATCAGAGCTATTATTGAAGACGCCAGCAGAAGAGCTGTTGTGGGTGAATACAAGGTCTATCTGCTTGATGAATGTCATATGCTGACTACAGCTGCCTGGAACGCATTTCTGAAGACATTGGAAGAACCTCCAAAGTATACAATTTTTATATTTTGCACAACTGACCCGCAGAAGATTCCTGAAACTATTTTGAATAGACTTCAGCGTTTTAATTTGTCTAAGCTTTCGCAGGAAGACATTAAGAACAGACTTTTATATGTTTGTCAACAGGAAGGCTTTACGAATTATACAGAGACCTGCGAGTATGTCTCCAAAGTATCTCAGGGCGGCATGCGTGATGCACTGTCTTATCTTGATCAGATTGCTGACTATTCTACTGACATAAATCTTGAAGTGGCCAAAAAGATTCTCGGAGGACTTTCATATGAGACTATGTTTAAGCTGACGTGGGCAATTACACAGAAGAATGAAAAAGAGCTATTCAGTATCATTGAAGACCTTGATGCAACCGGCCAGGATTTACGTGCTTTCATAAACTTGTATTTAGAGTTTGTGATTGACCTTGCAAAGTTTATTCTGTTCAATGATATTAAGTTTACATCAATCCCGAGCTATCTTGCAACAGAAGACAATCCTGCAGTACAATTTACAGTAAAAATTGATAATGCTCTGCAGGTCTTTAACAGTCTTGCGGACAAGGTGCTTGAAATTAAAGCTGCAATCAAAAATGACGTAGCTTATAAGTCTACTATTGAAATTATGCTGTTGCAGGCGATGAGAGAAATAAAATGATTGGACAGACGAATCTTATAAATAAACTGTCTGCGTATACTATTGAGACTTTGCCTAAGACTATCTTATTTTTAGGTGAAGCAGGCTCTGGTAAAAAGACTATTACAAAATGGCTGGCGGACAGATTTGACCTGCCTGTTGTGCTGATTACTGCAGATACCACAGCAGAAGACCTGGACGAGTACAGACTTTGCCCAGTTAAAAAGATGTATTCTATTGATTTGACACAGATAGACAGTAAACAGCAGAATATATTCCTGAAGTTTATTGAAGATCCTGCTAAAAATAACTTTATTGCTCTACAGGCAGAAACAGAGTTTACAGTACTTTCAACAGTACTTAATCGCTGCCTGAAACTGCATATGGAACCGTATACTAAGGCAGAGCTTAAATATATCAGAATTTATCCTGATGAAAAGATCTATGAAGTATGCAGAACACCTGGTCAGCTGATGACAGTAGACTACAGAACTTTCACAGACCTGTACAAAAAGACTCAGGCTATTGTAACTATTTCAACAGCTAATTATGCTAATACACTGTCTGTTGCAACTTTGATAAATTATAAAGAAGAGTATGATAAGTTTGATTTTGATTTGTTTCTGCGGACTTTTCAGTATGCAGCTTTTGAGCAGTACCGTGATACAAATTCTGTAAGAGCTTTGAAGATTTATCAAATTGTAAACAGACATTGCCAGCAGATGGTCGATAAAAAACTAGTTAAAGAGAATTTGATTCTGAATATGTTGTCAGAGATCTGGCAACAGGCGAGGTAATATGAAACTGGCAGAACTCAAACAGAGAATCACAGAAAATGACTGCCCAACTGAGTTTATGATTTGGCAGTGCTCAGAAAAGGATAACCGTTTTTTGGCACAGCAATATATCAGTGAGATTTGCAGTCAGACAGGAAAAGTAAAAAACTATATAAGCAGTCTTTTAGAGCCGAGCGCTTCAGCTACAGAGTTTTTCTTTCAGTCAGAAGCCAAGCTGAATATTCTCGAAGTAGAAGAGTTCAGCGAATTTGCAGAAGATTACAACGAATTCGAAAATATAATAGTTATCTGTGATAAGATCAATAAAAAGATTGAGCAGCAGGTAAAAGATTATGTTATTAAAATTCCTAAGTATACAGACTGGGCTGTAAAAGATTTTATGAGAATGCAATGTCCCGGATTACTGGACACAGACATAGACAGTTTATATACAGTAACAAAAGGCAATATTTACCGTATTGTGAATGAGCTGGACAAACTTGCAGCTTTTGATGAGTCCAAGCAGCATGAGGTCTTGATGGAGCTGATGCTTGAAGATGTGTCAGACTTGTGTACAATGGAAATCTTTGAGCTGGCAGATGCTATTGCTAAAAGAGACACCGCACGAATTGAAGTATGGCAGCGGCATAAAAACAATTTTGATTTTGATCCTATTGCGCTGACTACTCTGCTGCTGAGAACTTATAAAAACATTACATATTTGAATTTTGAGTCGGGCAAGACTCCGGAAGCGCTTGGTATAAGCAAAGGTGCTGCCTGGCATCTGCGACAAGACTACCGGGTAACTTCACTACCTTGGCTTATAAAAACAATTGATTTTCTGAGTGGCATAGATGTAAAGCTGAAAGAAAACAAGCTTACAATGTCGGGTCCCACTTTTATCAATTATTTGATTTGTCATTTATATGCCTGAGCAGCCCTACGGAGCCCCAGGAAGCCCGAGAACGCGTAGAGTATAAATACTCACATTTGATAATTAAGTGCAACCTGGAGCCCCCAACACGCCATATAAGGAGAATTAGCATCAATGGGAGAAGTAACATATTCATATTCCCGACTAGACACATTTGAGCAGTGTCAGTTTAAGTACAGACTAAAATACGAAGAGAAACATTACCTGTTTTGTAATTCAGTTGCAACTGAACTTGGAACACTGGTACATGAGACAGAAGAAGCTATTGCAAACTGCTTAAAAGACGGTACTGCAATAGACTATATAACACTGAAAAATAACTTTATAAAAAAGGCTTATGAGCTAAAACATAAGTATGCCGCTGATTTTAATACAAAAGATAAATCTGACAGAACTTATGATGATAAAATTTATGGTTATCTGAACGCCGGTATTTATAAGCTGGAGCAGTTTATGAAAGCTCATCCTACTTATGAAATAGTAGGCATTGAACAGCCGTTTGAAATAGATTATGCGCCTGAAAAAAAGTTTAAAGGTTTTATTGACAGAGTTTTTTATGATACAGCTACAGACCTCTATGTTATTCAGGATATTAAGACTTATGCGGTTCCACTTGAACATGACAAGCTGACAACACCATTACAGTTTGTAGTTTACACGATGGCTGCAAAAGCATTGTGGAATTGCACCGAAGCAAATATTAAGTGTCAGTATTATTTGCCGTTTTGTGACTTGACACAGGATGCCGGGACTAAAGGATTTATTGCCCGTGGCTGTAAAAAGCTGGATGAACTGTTTGTAGGCATTGATGCCAAAGACTGCACACCGAATCCGACACCGCTTTGCGCGTGGTGCGAGTACTCCTGCAGTAACCCGAACGCACCTGAAGAAGGCAAGTATTTATGCCCGTACTTTTGTCACTGGACCCGTGAAAAGAAAGACTTTTCAAAAGAAAACGAGTGGCAGGGGAAAGAAGCCCATGGGCGGATAATGGAAAGCTACTTGAAGAAAGTGCAGAAAAGCTGAATAAATAAGCAGCAGTTGTTAATACTTCTGCTGCTTTTATTGTATTATATATTATAAGATTTTTTCAAAGGAGTTTAATATGAAAGACAAAATTTACGATGTCGGAATTATTGGCGCTGGTGTTGCAGGTATGACTGCGGCAATTTATACAGCAAGAGCAGATAAGTCCGTTGTGCTGATTGATAAAGAGGGTTTTGGCGGACAAATTGCCAAGTCGCCTAGGGTGAAGAATATTCCGGGATTTTCAGAAGTTTCCGGAGCTGATTTTGCAATGAACATGTTTGAGCAGTTCTCGACATATCCGAATATCGAGCATATTATTGATAACGTAAAACTACTTACATATAATCACGGACTTATTTATGTCTGTTGTGAAAACGAAGTAACTTATTTCTGCAAAACACTTATTATTGCGACCGGTGCAGAGCATAAAGAGCTTAAGCTTGATACAAAAGACGTATACTACTGTGCTGTCTGTGATGGACCGCTGTTTAAGGGAAAGCCTGTAACTGTTTGTGGTTCTGGTAATACAGGCGCCACTTATGCGCTTGAGCTTGCCACATATTGTAAAGAAGTATTTTTGACTGACATTACAATGGATATGTGCTGTGAACCTGCTCTGCAGAAACAAATTGAGTCGGTAGCAAATATTCACTGGTTGCCGAATTGTACGATCAAAGAAGTTAAGAACACTACAAAGGGCACGCTGAGCACTGTCACATTTTCTACTGGCGAGACAGTAAAGTGCAATGCAGTTTTTGCTGCTATCGGAATGATTCCTAAGACAGAATTTGCAAAAGATTTCACAGAACGTGATGAAAAGAACTACATTATTGCCGGAGAAGACTGTATAAATAATAAGGTACCTGGCATTTTTGTAGCAGGCGATTGCCGTACAAAAGCAGTAAGACAGGTAGCTACTGCTGTGGCTGATGGTGCTACTGCAGCTGTCGGTGCCATTAAGTACCTGAATATGCATTAAAAGGAGCAAAAAATGTTAACAGACGAACAGCGTTATGAAAATCAAATGAAGTATATCGAGCTTCTGTCGAGACTTAATGTTGATCTGACAAGTCTCACACAGTATCTTAACAGTATCAATTACTTTGAGGCACCGGCGACAGCCCAGTATCAGAGAGCTTATGCCGGCGGGCTTTGTGAGCAGGCACTGAAAATGTGCTATGAGCTTGGTCAGCTGTGCAATGCTTATTTCCCTGGCAGGTATACTGATGCTGATATTATTACTGTTGCACTGCTTTCCGGTATTTATCGTGCAGAAATGTATGAGGTATACCAGAAAAATGTAAAGAATGATATTACTGGCCAGTGGGAAGCTACCTGTGCTTATCGTACTCGAGAAATACGTCCGTTTTATGGTGAGCTCGGGTTCAGCTCTTATATGTCAGTCAAGAACCTAATTCCGCTTACAGATGAACAGATTGAAGCTATTATGTACGGAAGCAGTGTTGCACCTTATACTGTAGATATTCATGACATTCTTAAACAATACCCGCTGGTTGCACTTACAAGAATGGCAGAAATGGCTACAAACTATTTTGAAGTATCATGAAAGTACTGATTTTTACCGATAACCATTTCTGCGAGGTATCTTCAATTGTCAGAAAGTTTGGCACTAAATACTCAGTAAGACTTGAGAATGGACTTGAGTCTTTAAACTGGCTTGAAAAACTTGCAGTTGAAAAAGGCTGTGAAGCAGTAATTTGTGCAGGAGATTTTTTTAATACACCCAATCTGAATGAAAATGAAATTACTGCGGTAAGAGATATTCAATGGAATGGTCTGCCACACTGCTTCTTAGTAGGTAATCACGAGAGTGGCGTCAGCGACCTGCAATACAATTCAACTAAGGTGCTCGAAAGCACGCAGAACACAATTGTTTCTACAGTGCAATCTATGCAGATTGCCGGCACAGAACTCATGTTTTTACCCTACATTGTAGAGAGCGACCGTAAGCCCCTGGAAAGCTACTGTAAGCCTCGGACCGGAAGACGTATAATAATATCTCACAATGATATTAAAGGCATCCAGATGGGTCCTGTCGTCTCCCAGAGCGGCTTTACGCTTGATGAGATTGAAGCAAACTGTGATTTGTTTATAAACGGGCATCTGCATAACGGCACAGACCTGACCAAGAAGGTTATAAATCTTGGAAATTTGACCGGGCAGAACTTCTCAGAAGATGCACTGAAGTATAAGCATAATATAATGATTCTTGATACAGACACACTTACTTATGAACTTATTGAAAATCCGCACGCAATAAAGTTTTATAAGTTTGATCTTCTGTCTGCGCAGGCTATGTCAAACTTTGAAAAAACAGCTCAGTATTTTACAGCTAATAATGTATTTTCTATCAAGTGTCTGGACAAGTACAGAGAAAGACTGACTGACTGCTTTGAGTCTGTTTTGGCGGGTAAAGTACTTGAAACAAAAATTATGCTGGTAAGAGAAAATTCAGAAGAAGTTGAAACGAGCTATGAAGAGCTGACACTCGATCATCTTGTAAAACTGCACGAGTTTTGTGTGAATAAGCTTGGCGATAATGATATTATACTTTATGAGCTTGCGGAGATTTGTAAATGACTACTGAAGAGACTAAAAAGCAGCTCAGTGCAGCTTATAATAAAGCAACTAATGGTTTACTTAGCTATTTTGAGAATGAAAGCCTGCCAAATAACTTACACTCGTTGATGGTACTTTTGCAGTATGTAAGAGATATTACGTTTATAGAGTCTGAGGATCCTGACAATGACTTAAAGCTGAAGACACTGCAGGCTGCTATGATATTTTTTAATAACTGGCTGAAAGCTAACAGAAAGCTTGCGGCAGCAGCTGACTTAACGACTGAAGCTCGAGCAGAGCTTATAAAAGTAAAAGATGCGAATTATCGTAATTTCTGGGAAATAGTTACACACAGCTTAGAAAGTTGGTTTGAATGAATTTAATTTTTAATAAAATTACTCTGCATAATTTTGGCAGCTATGGTCATGCTGAATTAGACCTGACTAATAAAGGTTTTTGTCTGGTTTCCGGGCAGAACAATTGTCCAAAAGATAATGCAGTTTCGAATGGCAGTGGTAAAAGCTTTTTATGGTCTGCTATTTGTTATACTCTTACCGGAGAGACTATCAGTGGACTTAAAAACAATCTGAAGAATATAAATATTGAAGAAGACAGCTGTTATACAGTGCTGGATTTGACTGTTGACAGAGACCACTATGTTATCACAAGAACTCACAGACCCAGGTCTGACCTGAAGCTCATTAAAAATGATACTGACGTTTCCGGAAAAGGCATCAGAGAGTCAGAACAGCGCCTTGCAGAACTTTTACCTGACTTGACAAAAGACCTGATAGCCTCTACAATTCTTATCGGTCAGGGAATGCCCAGTAAGTTTTCGTCATTCTCACCCTCTGGACGCAAAGAAATGCTTGAAAAGCTTACCAAGTCCGACTATATGCTGGAAGATATTAAAAACAGAGTCAGTGCACGTCTAGGAGCACTGACGGCAGAGCTGAGACAGGAAGAAGATAGCATTCTTGTGGCTAATACTACAAGAACTGCACAGGAAAAACAGCTGGCTGAACTTATTGCAGCAATTAACGCTTATAAACCAGTTGATTATGCCGCTGAAATTGGTAAGCTGGAACAAAATAAAGCATCTGAAACCACTATGCTCGAACAACTGTGTGTAGAACAGGTTGGCCTTAATACAGCAATAGACCAAGCAACTGCTGATTTAATGGTATTTACAAATGCCAAAGCAAAAGAGAACACTGAAGAGCTTGAGAGCTACACCAATGCATATAATAATATTAATGGCCAGATTAACCAACTGACAGCAAATGCAACGGTGCTAAAGCAGGAAATCAAACGTCTTGACTCTATCACAGATATTTGTCCTACTTGCGGACAAAAGCTGCAAGGCGTCAGCAAGCCAGATACTACTGCCCAGAAGACACAGCTAGCAGAACTTCAGAAAAAACAAGAAGAACTGACACAGAATGACTTAGCCCGGGTAAAAGCAGCGCACACTAAGTATCTGTCTGAAATTGAAGCAAAATATGCGGTTCAGATAACAAACGGACAGAATGCAATTACAACCATTCGTCAAAAGCAGATTCAGTTGGCCAGTGAAATAGCTGCAAAGCAGGCCGTAATCGGAAAGTTGAATCTGCAGATTGAAACACTTAAGCACGACAGTGAAACAGCCCAGAAACAGCTTGAAGAGCAGAAGACAAAACAAGCAGCAGTTACTGCAGAAATTGAAGCAACTATACAGCATCTGACTGAGCTTGAAAAATCCAAGTCAAGCACCATGGCACATTACGAAGCAGTCAAAAAAATTGAAACACTTATTCGCAGAGACTTCCGTGGTTATCTGCTCATAAATATTATTGAGTTTATCAATAAAAAAGCAAAAGAGTATTCTCAGATAGTATTTGGTACAGACGCTCTTAATGTTTATCTTGATGGAAATGCTCTTGAAATTTCATACTGCGATAAATATTTTGACAGTCTCAGCGGTGGTGAAAAGCAGCGAGTAGACCTGATACTGCAGTTTGCAATCAGAGACATGCTTAGTACCTATTTAGGTTACTCAGCAAATATTATTGTACTTGATGAAATTTTTGATGCTCTGGATAAAGTGTCGACTGACAAAATTCTGACACTGATTACTGCTAAGCTTAAGGACATTGAAAGCTTGTTCATTATTTCTCATCACGCGGAAACACTTAATATAGGATATGATACTGAGCTTCTTGTACGAAAAAATGATGCAGGCATAAGTGAGATAGCTACTTAACTACTTAAAAGCACGGCGTAAAAACCGTGTTTTTTCTCTTTTAAAAATATTAACAAAATATTGTATTATAATATATGAGATATATACAGCCGGCAGTAATATGGCTGTAAATTGTTAATAACTTTGAGGAGTATTAAAAATGTTATGGAGAAAACCTGCAGGGATGCATTACACTGATTTATGTATTTTCATAGATCAGAATGTACCCAAGATTGCAACAGAGACTGCAGAACCCGGTGTTGCAGACACAGTGTATAACTATTTGTGGCTGCTGACAAAGGCTCTTGCAATTAAGAAACGTATGTTTCAAAAGTTTGAAGACTATGATGGTTATGCTTTTTATGCGGCAAACAGACTGTATTTTGCTTTGATTAAAAATTATCACAACCAAGGCAAACGAATTAAAGGAAAAGAAATACGACCGATTAAGTCCTGCTTGAACTACACAAAAGCGCTTCTGAACCCGATGAAGCTGGAATACCAGAAGGAAACGTTTAATGAAGTAATTGCAGAAGATTTTGTGTCAAAAAAGTTTGATGCGTTTACTTATAAGGAACATCTTAAACAGCTGGCTTACAGCGCACAAATGGAAAGTGAACAGCTTGCACCATTTATGCAGGACTCAATGCGCATGGCACCGGCACTTATCGACAAGGTGTTAAAAAAGTCACCTTTTAAACCGGGCTCAGTGGACTATAAAAAGCTGAAGATTTCTATTCTGCTTAATTGTGCAGCAATGCTCAGAAGTAAAAAGCAGCTTACGGCAAATCCGACTACAATTTTCTTATGGAAGCTGCCGAAAACTATGGCGGGCTATGTACGTGTATTACTGAAGGAGTTCTATGCGGAACTTAAACTGGAAATTATAGACAGTTATCGTGCTTGCCAGGTGAGTGATGAAATTCTGGAAAGACTTATTACAAATCCTACAGGAGAGGAACCAGAGTATGAAGAACAGGATTAAAGAAAATATCAATAACTTACATCTATCTGACATATATTCGCTGATGTTATTCGCATTGTATAAGATGCAAGATATTCCAGAATATGCAGTGCTAAGTGAATTATGCTATCTGCTTGACGGAAATAACTTAACCAGATTGCTTACCTATTTCGCGGGTAAAACTGTTACATTCCCGACAGAAAGTGAATTTGTTGAACTGGCCAATGCGCTGCTGCTTTATCAGTATATCAATATTGAAGGACAGTCGCTGACAGATGCACAGCTTAAACTAAGCGGAACAGCCAGCCAAAAAGAAGCCGCTACACAGGCCTACCTGAAGCTGCTGCCTATTCTTGGTGAATACAATATTGACAGAGGACAAATTCAACATGGCAACTGAAAAGTTTGACAAAAACAAAAGAACATTTGAAACACGCTTGCTATTTATACAGGATATTTTTTCACACAAGTACGAGCAAGAAAAAATCCTGGCAAGCAGCATTCAGCATAAGCTGGACGTATCACTTGAGCAATACAAATTCGACGTTTGGCAGAGCGAACTGCAGCTGTTAAGGAAAGACCCATTAAAAACGTTAAGAAGAATCAACAATAAGGAGAAAAAACTATGACTAACCAAGTAAATATTATTAATGACCTGAGTACTCTTACGAGAGTACCTATTAAAGCTCTGGATGAACTGACAAATAAGGAAGCACTCTGTATTGGAAGCGCTATTCACGACGCACAAATAAAGCAGGAGGAAGCAGTACTGCTTAACATCGGCCTAGGCACTCTGGCAGTAGAGCTGTCTACAATGCAGTGTAAATTTATACCAGGTAAAGAGCTTAAGACTGCTATCAAGAGGAGTCTTACTGACAAAATAGACCCTGTGGAACTTGAGCTTGAGCAGGAAATTGTTGATAAGTTGCTGAATATCTGTAATGGTGCACTGTGATGGAAGAAGAAAAGAATTTAGTGCAAAGTGAGCAGCCAGAGCTACCGGCAATAGCTGATTTACAGTCTGAATCGCTTGCACTGATTAATCAGATTATTGCAGAGACTGATATTGAAAAAACCAAAGACCTTGCAACGTTATTTACAGTTAACCAAAATAAAAAGACAATGGTCAGACAGAATAAGCTGAATGACCTGCTGGACACATTGGTTGAACAGTCACTGACAAGATTTACAACCCACCCAGAAGAAATCAGCACACAAGATCTGTTCCAAGGCTTAAAAACTGTTCAGGATATTATTGAACGTAGCCAGAAGCAGGTTAATGGCGTACAAGAAGCCCCGCTTATTCAGATTAACCAGCAGAGCAATGATGTTAATGTAAACTTAGACGGAACCACAAAAGAATCACGAGATAAGGTTAAAAAGGCAGTACTTAATTTGCTGAACGGACTTAATGTTGCAGATAACGCGGCTAATCCGATAAAGATGCCTGAAGAACCAGAAGAGGAGAAGACTGATGACTGATATCAGAGATGTGCTAAAAAAGCTGGAAATTGCAGATACTGGTAGTTATGAAAACCATTTTTACATTCTGCCTATCGCAGACAGTAATGAGTATGCAAAAATGTACACCAAGCTGGATGAAAATGCAATCAATACCGAGTATCCTAACTTTGAGCATAATACAAACGGTACTACTACAAAAGTAATTAACTACTTTGAGCTAGATATTGAAGAAACTACTTATAATATCTTTTTATTTGGCAATTTTGAAGAAGACAGCTATTATTTGAAGATTACAGAGAAACTATGATATTTGAATACCAGCAACAAAAAACATTTATGAATGCTATTGACGTAGTTGACGCAGGCAATATGTGCCTGCGTTGCACTACGACAGAAGGACTTGAGTACTACGTTATGGATAAAACAGTCTGTGGCAAAGTACATATGCTGAAAATTGGGCCAGTAGTCGACGGCTTAACTGAACTGCTGCCTGGCTTTGAAGTCAGCTACAAAAAGTTTGACTATAAAGAAAAAACAATCAGCAAGGAAGTTACTATTTACCTGAACGATTCCCAGAAAAAAATCGATACTGTAGAAGAAATTCAGCCGGAAGAAGCTTATGGAATCTTTCCGGATATTGCACAATCATTTAAGAATTTGGAGTAAAAAATGGCATTAAAACACGTAAAGCAGTACTATATAGATACGCTACAGCAATATATTGAAGCAAAAGCTGATTTAGCTGACTTTGAAGAAGCAGTCAGAGCCGGTAATATCACGGAAGACCGTCTTGAAGAGGTAAAAGAAGAACTCGACAAGATAAGAGAAAATGTAGACAGACTTGGATATGTTATATTCTTGTTCGGTCTGCCAAACCGCACGCAAAAAGAAAAAAGATATCTTGCCAATAATAAAGAAATTCTGGCAAAGTTTCATAAAGCTGGTTGTGATAAAGGGTCAGTCATACTTGAAGATGATAACCTTATGAAGCTGATCACAACCCAACTTAAGGATTTAACAGAAAAAACTGAATAAAAACAAGAGAGCAGACAAAAATCTGCTCTTTTTTCATAAAAAATTTGAATTTATTAATTTATTAGTTTAATAATTTAATAATTTATTAAAAATTATCGTATTATATAGTGTGGCGATATGCTACATTATTATATAATATAAGGAGCAACAATGAAAAGAATTGTTAAAAATGCAGACAAGCTGAGAGAAGCTTGTGCCCCGATTAAGTTTATAACTGAAAACGGAGTTGACAAAAATCATGGCATTGAAGTAGTTAATGCACTAAAGGACGTAATGGAAGCCAAGCCTGAGCTTACAGCACTGTCTGCACCCCAGATTGGTTACAAAGACAGAGTATTTTGTATCAGGTTCAGCGATGGTATTAAGACTTTTATGAACCCGATTATTACTAAGAAAGCTGCACCTAAATTTATTTGTGAAACCAGTGTAAGTTTTCCTACCAAGCAGATTATGCTGCTCAGACCGACTGAAATAGAAGTTAAGTATTACACAGACGAGTTTAAGTACGAAGATAACAAGTTAATGGGAGCGGCCGCCGGACTCTTCGACCAGCAGTACCAGTTTCTTGATGGCTTGACACCACTTGATCTTGGGCTTGTGTCTGACGTAAATGAAGACGGAATTATCACGGATGAAGACCTTGCGGACGAAGAATTTATGTCTGCCACGTACGAACTTTATAAGAAACTGGTAGCAAAGCGAGCAGAAGACCTGACAGCAGAAGTAACTTCTAACGAAACAGACGCAAAGCTTTATCAGCAGCTTGCTTTTACAGAAAGTGTTATAAATGGACGTACACAGGTAATTGACTCAGAAGTTCCGGCGCCGACAAATAGGGCCCAGCGTAGAGCTGCAGAAAAAATGAGCAGAAAAATTGAAGCCCAGACAAGAAAACATAATAATAAAATTAACAGTAAAAAGGAGACAACCTAATGGAAAGACAGGAAACTATCAGAGGATTTGACCAGAAAATTCTTGGATTTGTGGTAACAAAAGATAATGGAGACCAGGTGTTTAAAAACTTTTCTTTTCAGATTCTCGGCTACTACAGAGCAGCACAGAACCATACAACAGATTTTTATGGCAGAATTATTTCAAAAGGAAATACAGGTATTTCACTGATTATGAATCAGAAGTAATGAGGTGATTTTTATGGCTAAAAAAATTATTAGCGTGGAAATTACTGAAGAGCTCAAAGAACAACTGCGTAAAGAGGCTTTCGAACGGAATGTTTCTGTTTCAGAGCTTATTCGGCAGTTGCTTGAAGCCGGACTAAAAACAGAAGGAACTCAAAATGGCAAGAACTAAGAAAACAGAAGAAACAATAACTTCTGCTGTAACAAGCAGAGACAAAAGTTTAAAATACTTAGTAATCGTGGAATCACCCAACAAATGTGCTCATATTCAGGACTATCTGAAGAAAGCTGGCTATAATGTAAAAGTAGTAGCATCTGTTGGACATATTTCTGAAATCAGAAATGGCGGCAGCTATTATAATACGGGAATAGACCCAACAAAAGATTTCGCAATGGATTTAGCCGTTTCAGATGAAAAGAAAGATGTAGTTAAAAAAATCAGTGCGCTGGTAAATACTGTTGACCATGTTGTAATAGCAACAGATGGTGACAATGAAGGTGCCCAAATTTGCTGGTCGCTTATTAAGTTTTTAAAGCTTAAAGCAGGGACTTATAGCAGAATGATTACACACGAAATTACCCCGAAAGCAGTTGTACATGCCTTTGAAAATCCAGTATTGCTTGATACAAATAATGCTCTGGCATCACAGGCAAGAATGTGTGTAGATAAAATTATCGGTTATTCACTTTCGCCGATCTCAAAAACTTACGTCGGTGCGCGGTCAGTCGGACGCTGTCAAAGCATTGGGCTCAAAGTAATAGTAGACCGCGAAAAAGAAATTCAGGAGTTTAAGCCAGAAAATTATTTTAATCTTTACCTGAATTTTAAAAAGAATAAAGCAGAATTTAAAGCTAAGTACGTAGGTAATGCCGCAGGTGCTGTTGAACGTCTGAAAACTAAAGCAGAAGTAGACGCTGTAAAGGCAGCTTGTACAGGTGATTATGTTATAGCCGGTATTGACCGTAAAGAAAAGCAAGAAGCACCGAAGCCGCCCTTTACAACGCCTAATTATCAGCAAGAAGCAGCAAGCAAGCTTAATTTATCGGTTAAAGACGCTATGTCACTGGCGCAGTCTTTATTTGAAGGCGGCTTTATAACATACCACAGAACAGACTGTGATGATGTTTCTGCAGAATTTATACCAGAACTTGAACAGTTTATAATAGCTGCTTATGGTGCAAAGCAGTTTAAAAAGCCACGCGTCGGCAAGAAGACTGGCGATGAGCAGGCGGGACATGAGTGTCTGAGAATTACCAATCCGGCACTTACGCCAGATGAGTTTAACAAAAAAGAAACAAATACACTGAAGCAGAAAGTCTATAAAATGATCTGGCAAAGAACTATTGCAGCTTGTTTACCTAATGCGGTTTATGCTGAAACAGGTTATCTGATTGATAATAATGGACAAAAGTTTCTGCTTACTTCTAAAGAGGAACTTGACCCCGGCTTTAAGGCTGTCTACAGTTATAAAGACGATGAAGACGAAGACACTGCAGTAGTCAAAGAAGTCTTTAACAAAAATGAGACCTTGACCAACACTAAATTAGCGGAAGAAGCTAAAGCCACTACTCCGCCAGCACGCTATACAGAGGCTACGTTAGTCAAGCAGCTACAGAAGCTTGGCTGTGGGCGTCCTAGCACTTTTGCCACAATAGTAGATACGGTATTAAGTGCATCAAGAGGCTATGCAGAAAAAGACGGAAAGTCAATAGTACCTACTGAACGTGGAATGCAACTTGCCGCTTTTCTTGACAGATCATTTAATAACATTATCAAATATGACTACACAAGAGAAATGGAAGAGTCTCTTGATAAAATTGCAGAAGGAAGTCTGACCAAAACGCAGTTTCTGACTGCATTTTATAACACGCTTGAAGAGACTATTAAAGCCAATACCGAAGGAAAGCCGGATGCTCCTGAACAGATTTGTCCGGAATGTGGTGCCAAGATGGTTGTCAGGCGCAGCAAGTATGGCAAGCTCTTTTACGGCTGCAGCAGATTTCCGGATTGTCGTGGTTTAATTGGACTTAAATAACAATAGATCTGCTAAATTAAATAGTATGAAAAATTTAAATACTAAAAATAATTAAAGGAGAAAATATGGGACAAATTAATTTAACTTCTGGCAGAAAAATTCAGGCCAGATGTTTTATGACCAATGTATTTTACTATGGTTCACGACCTATGTATCATACACATGATATCAGAACAGATGTCTATATCAAAGCTTTTGAAAATCAAGCAGATCAGCTGAAGCCAGAATTCAGCAAACTTGCAGATGAACTTATTCAGCGAACAGGAAATTTTGTAAAAAATGACCTTGATGCGTGCTTGACAAAATTAGCAGCAGCCTTCACAAAGTTTCCTGTTAAGCAGGATGGTGAATGGCGCTGGGAAAATACAGCTGATTTTGGAGGCGGAATAGAGGCGCTGACTCTTGCGTATTTTATTGCCTGGTATTGTCAGGAAAACGGACTTACTTGGGATACCCGTGCTTGGTCCATTTATGAAAAGAAAGAAATTGACTCCACAATACTTGGCCATGCTCTTAAGCGGGCTGATTGCTTTATAGGTGTGGACACAGCTCAACCTGACACAGCTACTGCTGATACTGCCGCAGCGTCTGCTCCTGCACCTGCTCCAGCAGCTCCAGCTCCAGCATCAGCAGCTCCAGCATCAGCAGCTCCAGCGTCAGCAAATGTAGCAACTAAAGCTCCGGCAAACAGCTACAAGAGTCTTGGGCCTCAGGGCGCAAAGGTTAATAATATAATCAATTACGGTAACGGTAAAATTGACTTGACTCCGCAGGAACTTTTCTGTGTAATAGCAGATAAGCGTGGAAAGAACACACCAGGTGCTTTTATTACGCCTATTAAAACTTCAGGAAATAGTGTTACCGTCGTGAGCAAAGCCGATGCTGAAACTATACGTTTTGGCAGTGGCAATGGCTACACGGACTGCTTACTTTGGTTTGACACACTGCAAGCTGCTGAAGCCTGCAGAGACTTCTGCCGAACTAAATTTGAACAGACTTACTCAAATTATCAGGTAGCAAAGCATGCCGCTGATAAAAATGGCTATTTTAAAGTAAGCACTGAAATCGGAGACGCGTTCATTAAAGCAAATAAGCTTAATGAGTCTGCCTGTCTTAAAGAAGCCATAGGCGTAGGCGATGAGACTGCTGATACAATTCCTGTAAGATATGCACATGATCCTAATGGATATGTAAATGCCTCTAAAAATTCTAAAATTACTGACCCAGAACTTTATTCGGATTGGATGTTCAAAAGTATCAATTAAAGGAGAAAAATATAAATGAAAATTAAGAAGATTAAACTTACTGAAGCCGCTGAAATTGACACAAGCAACTCTGCAAAACAAATTGCTAAAGAGCTACAGGCAGATGCAGCTGATGCAGGTAAAGGCTTAAGTGATACAGCTGCTGCTAATGCAGCTGACACTATTAAGCAGGCCGCAGATAAGTTCGAAGCAGATACTGTTGTTGCGGGTGTAAACAGTAACAAGCGCGAGTATGTAGCAAGTATTAAAAACGAGCTCACTGCGGCTTTGGATGAGTGTCTGGAAATCGCAAATGAGCAAAGATTTGAAGGAATTAGCGACTATCCTAATCTACTTGTCTCAGGACTTCCCGGATCTGCTAAGACAGCTTCTATTGAGAACTGGGCAGCAACAACAATGGGAGAAAACGGTAAGCCTATAAATTTGGTACCTATTGACGCAAAGAACCCTGAGCTTTACGCATTTCTTTGTGGATATCCTATTCAGGATCCTAATAACAAGTTAAGAATAACACAGGCTGCATCATCTAGCCTTATAGCACTTGAGAAAGAAAATTCTGTACTATTCCTTGATGAGTTTAACAGACAGCAAAAACAGGGTATCCGTGGCTCACTGTTGTCTTTGATTAATGAGCATAAAGTAACTGGTGAAAATGGAGCACCGCATTACTTTAATAACCTACTCTTTACTGTTATTGCTATAAACCCGTACAGTGGCGCAGACGATGAGGGTGCAACAGAGCTTAACCCAGCAGAAAGTGCTCGTTTTCCAAACTCAGTAATGGGCTTTAACTCGGACCCTGACACATCTGCAAACTATTATGAAGAGTACTTCAAAAATAAAAAGGCTAAGGACTTCATTGCACAATACGGTCTGAATGACCCTCGTGCCAGCAAATCTATTGAAAAATTCCTCCGAATTTGGGACCTTGGCACCTTTATTGTCCGCCATCCTGACTTTAAGTATGATACAGAGACGGAACAGACAAAAATTGCGGATAGCCACAAAGCTTTAGCACTGCTGTGCCAACGTATGCTTACTCAAGGGTTACTCATAGCCCGAGGCAAACAGGAGGCTATGATAAATTGGGTAGAAAAGAAATCACGCTTTCTACCAGATGATATAACTATGCTGAAAGAGATTCTCTTAGACTACGTAGAGCCTACATTTGAGGCATTACTAAAGAAAGCAGGATTTGATAAGGACGTGGCTGCAGCCGGCGGGGTACAGCAATCAACTACACAGACAGCTATAGCCGATGACGACGATGACGAGCTTGACTTTGGAGATGGCAAAGAAGACGACATCGGAATTACAACAGGCGACGCGCTTTCACAAGATGACGCAGATGCTTTAAATACTACTAACGGAATAAGTAAAATTACAGATACAATCGGTAGCTGGATGAGGTAATATTATGCTTAAGAACAGCTCAACAAGACAGCTCCGTGTGCTCCGGGAGGCGCGCACGGAGCATATGTCACCTGAAGAAAAAAAGTTTAGAAGACAGCTTGCTCAAATGCTGATTGATGATGGCAAAGGTCATTACCACGCGGTCTATGCAAGACGCTTAATGAACTATAATCTGAACCTTGTTCCCATAGACAAAAGTCCAAGCACTGCTGCTATTTCATATGAAGACAGTATAGTCTATGTAAACCGCGGACTTTTAGTTGCGCCTAAAATGAGCTCTGACGAAGAGCAGAAAAAAATGAATGAACGCATTTTGGCTCAGCTGAATGTCCTTATGCGTCATGAGCTTGCACACAATCTTATGATGCACCAGGTAAGAATGATGAAACATATTACCAGTATTCCGTGGTCTCATTTAAAGCTTAGCTGTAGTTTGCATGAAATAGAAAATATTATAGAAGACTTTGAAATTTCTAATACCAGATATACAGCAGAAGATAAAGAAATTGTAAAAAAGATGCTTTTAAATGGTAAAGTTATTTCTGGTCTTGTAACAGAAGATCACCGCAGGGCTTGGCTAGACTTAAAGCTTGAAGACATGTGGGATGCAATGGTACAGGAGTATGATACTTCCGGTGCCAATGGAAGCCTTACGGACAAAAGAAGCCTTACTTTAAGCGATGCCAATGCGCATCTGAATAACATCTATGGTAATATAACAGCAGAAGCTGAGGCTGATACCGTTCAGGAATTTAAGGACATGCTTTTACGTCAGATCAGACAAGGCTATAAAGACCGAAAGGCTGAAATCCCTGCTGAATTTATGAAAGCAATCGATTCAACCGCGAATCTAATAAATCAGGGATTTAAGCCAGGTGACTTACAAAATCTCGCAAGAGAAATTCAAGGCAGTCATGGATATAAACCTTTTGTAGTTAAGCACCCTAAAACAAAAAAAGCTTTATATACATTGTACACCCCCGAAGAAAAAGGATTGGCCCAGGAGATCATAAAAATTCTGCTTGAAAATACGCCTGCAAAAGCAGATTACCAGAGATGGTATGACGCTGTGACGAAGGCTATTAAAGCAGATACAGAGTTAACTCCAGACGATATTAAGTCTATTCTGGATGCACTCAACTGAAAGGAAAAAATAAAATGCAACTTGATATAAATGAATTTTTAGAGTCTATCAGTGACATTGCAAGAGACCCTGGTGAAAACGGACGTGTGACACGTTCTCAAAGCAGAGTTGTTCGTATTATACGTATGGCAGAACTTGCGGAAGACCGTGCTCGAGAAGCACGCCAGAAAGGTGACACAGAAGCAGCAGAAGAGCTTGAAGAAACAGCTCGAGAGTTACGTGCCTGGGCCGATGAAGCTGAAAATGATGATTTTTCACAGCCAAGTGTACAAACATCTTTTTCAGGCGGGGACGGCGACAATAAGAATGGAAATCAGGGTCAAGATCAAAGCGGCCAAAACGGCCAAGGTCAAAACGGCCAAGGTCAAAACGGCCAAGGTCAAGATCAAAGCGGCCAAAACGGCCAGAATCAGAATGGTCAGGGACAGAGCCAAAGTAGTAATCAGCAAGGACAAAATGGTCAGAGCAAAAACGGTCAAGGCCAAAATGGCAGTC